GTTGGCAAACCGTTTTGTACACTTGGAAATCAAACCTGACTTTGACGATTGGTTTGCGTGGGCAGTAGACAATGATATTCATCAAGATGTTGTTGGCTATTTGAGCTTTGCCAAGCAAGACTTATATGACTTCGATCCTAAATCGCCAAGCCGTTCATTTGCAACTCCACGTTCGTGGTCTTTTGTATCAGAACTACTAGAAGATGATGTAGATGAAACTGTAATTACTGATCTTACTAGTGGTGCAGTAGGTGAAGGTCTTGCTGTTAAGTTTATGGCTCATCGCAAGATTGCTAGTAAACTTCCTAATCCTTCAGCAATTTTAGATGGCAAAGTTAAGAAACTTGACACAAATGAAATTTCTGCAAAATATTCACTAACAGTGTCGTTGTGCTACGAACTGCGTGATAGTGCAGACAAAGATGATAAAAAATTCCATAGTAAAGTAAACAACTTCTTGCGTTTTGCAATGGACAATTTTGATACAGAACTTGTTGTAATGGGGATTAAACTTGCTCTTACACAATATGCATTACCTATTGATCCGGACGAAGTTGAATGTTTTGATGAATTCCATGAGCGTTACGGCAAATATATTCGGGCGGCACAGTCTTAAGGAGACCTGCAATGTCTAGTACTGAAACTATTAAAAGCAGTTTTGAACCAGACCCAAATATCACAGATGAAGCCCTTGCGGCAATGCGTGAAGAAGTGCTCGACCGTGTTATTGTTGCACGAGTAGGACTTCTTCTACGTCATCCGTTCTTTGGTAACATTGCTACACGCCTTAATGTACAAGATTGTGACGACTGGTGTCCTACAGCCGCCACAGACGGACGTAACTTGTATTTTAATACGCAATTTTTTAATGCTCTTTCTAACAAAGAAATTGAATTTGTAATTGCACACGAAATTATGCATTGTATCTTCGATCATTTAATTCGCAGAGAAGATCGCGATCCTATGCTGTATAATATTGCAGCTGACTACATTGTAAACAACACACTAGTACGTGATCGTATTGGAGAAATTCCTAAACTAGTTCCTTGCTTCCAAGATTGGAAATACTCGGACTGGACTTCAGAAGAAGTATATGAAGATCTTAAAAAAGAAGCAGAAGAGCGCGGCAAAGAGTTTTTAGAAGAACTTGGCGAACTACTAGACGAGCACGTTGATTGGGAAAGTGATCCAAACGAAGGCAACGATAGCGAAGACGGAAAGAGCAAAAAGAGCAAGCGTCCTTCTTACTCACGTGAAGAATTAGAAAAAATCCGCGACGAGATTAAAGAAAATATGATGTCAGCGGCACAAGCCGCAGGTGCAGGTAATGTGCCTAAAGAAGTTGAGCGTATGATCAAAGAGCTTACAGAGCCTAAGATGAATTGGCGTGAAATTTTGCGTCAACAGATTCAAAGCACTATTCGCAACGACTATACGTTTGCTCGTCCAAGTCGCAGAGGATGGCACTTAGATGCTATTTTGCCCGGTATGAACTTTGATGAAACAATTGACATTTGTGTAGCATTAGACATGTCAGGGTCAATCGGTGACGATCAAGCAAAAGACTTCCTAAGTGAAGTAAAAGGCATCATGGAAGAATACAAAGATTACAACATTAAGTTGTGGTGTTTTGACACAGAAGTGTATGGTGAAGAAGACTTTAGTGCAGATTCAGGCAAAGATTTGCTAGAATACAATATCAAAGGCGGCGGTGGTACTGACTTTGATGTTAACTGGACCTACATGAAAGAACATGATATTCAACCTAAGAAATTTATCATGTTTACAGACGGATATCCTTGGGGTAGCTGGGGTGACGATAGTTACTGCGATACAGTATTTGTTATTCATAGTAACAGAGACCAGAGCCTAGTTGCCCCATTTGGAGTAACGGCACACTATGAAGGTTGATAGTTTAAGACCGTTAGATGTACTTAATCTTAGGAGGATGGATTACTGTCCTCCTTGGTTTGAGGATATTTGCCTGCCAATACATTATAATTTAGAACAGGCAATAATTAACTGGATAGAATCTAATTTAAAAGGACGATTCTACATAGATACTACAATCGGTATCACACACGGGAAAACAAGCCAAATTCTTAGAATAGGGTTCGAAGATTCAAAAGAACTAAGTTTTTTCACTTTGGCTTGCCCACACCTAAAATACAAATAAATAATATGCGCACTTTAAAGGAGATTATTAATGAGCGATGAAACTACTGTAGAAAACACAGAAGCACAAACAGAACAGCCACAAGGCGGTGCTCCTGAATTAACTGTGCAAGATCTTCTTGCATTAAAAACTGTTATTGACGTTGCTAGTCAACGTGGTGCTTTTAAGCCAAACGAAATGGTTACTGTAGGTCAAACTTACGGTAAATTAGAAGCATTTTTAGCCGCTGTAGCAGAACAACAAGGACAAGCTACACAAGGAGAATAATATGGCCGAATTAAAACATGTCGGACGTTTAACGACAAATAAAAGAAAACTAATGGTAGCATATAGAACTCTTCCAGGCGATCCATATACTGCATTAGTAGTTCACACAGAAAGTTTAGATGCAGACCAGCATGATGCTTTGATTAATTTAGTGCAAAGTAACACCGGACAAACTGCATATGAGCTTGCAGAAGCAATGGCTCGCACTCGTTTGCCAGATGGTAGAATTATGCTTGCAGCTTTTCATCAACAAGGTAAGTTGGCTAAAGTTCCTACTAACATTGTAGAAATGACTCCAACTACACAGGCAAGTGTCTTGTTGAGTGAGCTTAATGAAGCAATTGCAAAACAAAAAGGTGTACCTATTGAAGAACTAGCTATCAAAGATGGTTCTAGTTCTACTCCTGTACAAGAAACAGTTGCCGAGCCTACTCCAGTAGTAGAACCAGCTGTAGAACCCTTACAGTCAGCTACGGACGAAGTATTGACAGACGAAGCACTTGCTAAAAAATATCGCAGTGATGCAGATCGTTTAAGCAAAGAAGCTGCTGAACTTCGTAGACAAGCAGAAGCACTAGTTCCTACTAAAAAGAAAAAAACAAGTGCCTAAAAAGCCTAACAAGCTACCTAGTGATGTCATCGCGCATTGGCCAGAGGTATTTAAGGATGTAGAAGTTAAAGCTATTCCCCTTGAATACCTTGAGTCTATTAATGTAACATTTAGCGATGGTAAGATCTGGGTTATTGATTTAAATGATCCTAGAAAAAATACTGTAGACAATCTAGGTGAAGTTATCAACGAACTTCTCGACGAATACGACGATAATATCGAAAACATAGATTTTAGGGTCGATGTTATAAAGATAAAAGAAGACATTACTCGTCGAACTCACGTTTTTATGAAGAAAAGAAAATAAAATACTTTCTTTTTGTATAAATACTATATATTATTACTGATCAGGAGTTACTATGGCACTGCGTCTTAGAAGAGGTACCGAAGCCGAGAGAATTACAATTACGCCACAGGCAGGCGAGTTAATCTATGTTTTAGACACAAAGAAAGTATATGTAGGTGACGGATTAACACCAGGCGGTAATCCTATTGATACCAATGTTGGTGCATTAAGTATTGACGACTTAACTGATGTTAATACAAGTGGAGCAGTATCTCCAGTTGACGGCGAAGCTCTTGTTTGGGATGCCGGAGCTGGCGAATGGCAGCCAAAACCAGTGTTGACGTTAGAAACCGATCCAACTGTTAATGGCGATCTAAAAATCAATATAGTCGGCAGTGATAGTACTCTGTTAGTAGATTCAGATAATAATATTATTACTGGTATTTTTAGGGGTGATCTTACAGGTGATGTTTACGGATCATTGTATGCAGATGATTCTACTATTATAATAGATACACTTAACTTAGAAGTGAGCGGGACATTTGTAGGAGATATAAGAACATCTGATACTATTCGATTTGCAACTGATACTACTGATAGAATATTTGATTTACGGTCCGTAACCAACGGAAATCCAGGACCTGCGATGACTTTTAATAGTTCGAGGGGTACTTTACTATCACCTACAGTAGTAGATCAAGGAGACTCTTGCGTAGATTTGCAGGGTTCTGGCTGGGATGGTAATTCTTATACTGTTGCATCTTATATAAAGTTAGCTGTTGATAATAATGTTAGTGTAAGCGACGGAATTATACCAGGAAGAATTGTACTTGGAACATTTGATGCTTCTGGTAATACTGGACTGAATAATGTAGCCATTTGGAGTCATACAGGAAGGTTAGGATTATCTGTCATTGAACCTTCTGAAAAATTAGATGTAGACGGGAACGGTAAATTTAACGGAAATGTTATTGCTAATTCATTAATAGGTGATTTACAAGGATCTGTTTTTGCGGACGATTCTAACGTATTAGTAGATGCAGTCAACGGAACAATACCGGGTTATGTAAGTATTGCTGAATTAAAATCTATTACAGCCTCTTCGGCTGATTTTAATGCATTTAAAACAGCAATAGCGAATCTATAATTATTTAATTTTTAAGTTATTAAGAACAAAATTTATACTTTCGTCACAAGTAACAAAATTAAAAACTAACCAAATACTATCTTCATTCGAATAGTTCATCAAAGTATGTTCTAAATTAGTATTCACTACATACATCCTACCTATTTTCCAATGTAAAGTTTTATCTTCTAACATAAAGCGAACCCTAGGGGGATCTGTATTAATTATTGGAATAATTGCTCTAAATGTAACAGGATATCTCTTATTACTATCTCGGTGAGGAGGAAAATAACCACCAGGTAATAATTTAAGGAAATGAGTCCTTACTGAAAATGAAAAACAATCTTTCATTAAATTTTGTATTGTTTTAGAAGAATTATAAACTTCAGTAGGTTTATCAAATTGCAATTCGTCTAGACTAGTATTGTACATCTTGTTCCATTGGGGGATACTATTAAGTGCAGGACCTGGTCCAATTTTTCCTTTTTCATTAATTACACAAAGTCCTTGTCTAGGTATTTCTGGACGTAATGTATTATATTGAGTCCAATTATTTTTGAAAGGGCGTAAATCATTTAATATGTCACTTGAGTTTACTTGCAAATTTAATTCTATCTGATTCCCGTATTGAAAAATATCATATAACATTTATAAAAACTCTTTAATTAATTTAGCTCTAGTAATTTTTCCAGACTCTCTTCTCGGAATACTATTAACTTTAATTATATTAGGATATTTATAATCGCGAATCATTGTTTTTAGTTTTTGCTCATCTAAATTCCCTTTCACAAGAGCATTAACAGTATTATATCCGAATACTACACAATCATCTGCTCCACAAGCAAAAATTGCTTTTTCTACTTCATAAGGCATAATCTTTACTCCGCCTTTGTTTATTACATCTTTTATTCTTCCAGTAATAAACAAAAATCCGTCATCGTCAATATGTCCTAAATCTCCTGTATGAAACCCATCTACAACTATCTCTCCTTCAATGATTTCTACATTCCTTCCTTCGTTAACGAATCCAACACTACCAAACTTTTGAGGATATGTCATAGCACTAATACTTCCTACTTCACTCATACCATAACAATCTGTTGTAATACAATTAAAATATGTCTGTATTGCTTGTTTTATATCTTTATACATAGGAGAACTATTTGCACGAATTTCTCGTATGCTCATTGTTTCATACGGAACTTCTGTTTCATGAATAATCCTAAGTAAAACATTCGGACTGCCAACAACAAATGTAGGATTATACGCAGGCCAATTTTTATATGGTTCTTTCAAAACATAAAAACTTGCATCGATATCATAACAACTGTTAAAAACTTGTTGGCCTAAAGGAGCCCAGAGCGGAAGACAATTCCAAGTGCTGTCATTTTTGGTTATTCCCGACTGAGTTTTATAACTGTATTCTAATTCGTATTCATATCCTTTTTTGTGCCAAGAAATAATTCTAGGTTTATCTGTGCTTCCGCTACTGCAATAACCTACTACTTCATCTTCTTTGCACTGATTGAATCTAGGAGGAGGTAGTTCATCTATCCAGATGTCGACATCGTAATGGCTCTTTTCATAATCCGATGCTTTTGAATCTATTACTACAACAGAGCAGACATTCATTATACCTCTAATTTTAAAAAGGTTATCATAGTCGCCGTAAACACCTAATCTGCAAGTCCTGTCATAGCCGGCTTGCCTCAACTGTTCACTGTATTGATTTGCAATTTCGTCAAATTCTGCTTTTGTATAACTGGAGTCTGTTTTTTCGAAGTATATCACTTGGATTCCTCATTGTGCTAATGCTACCGATTTCATTCATACCGTATGTATCGGTTGTAATACAATTAAAATAATTTTGTATTTTTTGTTTGTTTTCTTTAGTTAATGGGCCGCCGATTGTTCTAATATAATTTATGGTCATTAACTCATATGGTATTTTTGTGTTTTCTACTAGGTCTAATAATTGAGAAGGTAAACCTAGTAAGAATGTAGGTTTAACTTTTGGCCATTCATAGATATCATCTAACACATGGAAGTCTGCACCTATTTCTTGAAATACATTAAACACCTGAAGACCTATACTAGACCATAAGGGTAATAAATTAAAAGTTACATCGTCTTTAGTAAGAGAATTTTTTAAATGACATTCTACTCCTTTATGCAACGACTGATTTAACATCCATGGTATTAGTCTAGGTTTATCTGTGCTTCCGCTACTTACAAATGCGGCTATTTCATAATTGTTTTTTGACACTGGCTAATCCAAATGCTTCAATGTTAAATGTTACTAAAGTTTGTAAACTACGTTCTGTAACAAATGTCATTAATGTATCTCGATGTGAATTACCTGCTTCGCCAATTACCCAATTATATTCACCTACTTTCTTTCGGATGTTTGTTACTGATTTTGGGTCCTGTAACATTGCTGTAAGCGCACTACGCAGTTTTTCTGTGTTAGGGTTGCCCTTGTTTACCCAAAGAGCTTTTTGCAAACCGTCACGGAAACTTTTCACTAACTTATATGCATCGTATAATTCTCCACTTGGTTTTACGCCATACTTTTTCTCGAATAAGATTTCAAACTGATACCCTGGATAGTTAGGATCGTCAGCGTGTGAGCCGTCTGCTTGTAATATACCATGATGGAACCAAAGTTCTGCATCGCCAGCATCAATCATTGGCTGAACATGTTTTTTAAATGCCGCCGGATTTTCTCTTGTGCCAGTAAGCTCTCCACGCTTGAATGCAAGGCGTCTTTCGGATCCGCTCATACCTTTTACCCAAGTTACGTTGTTTCTAAAACATTCAATATAAAAGTTTAAATTTCTATCTGGACCGCAAATCAACATTGTCATTGCAAGTCCTTCTGGCACCATACCGGATCCAGCTGCAAAACGCGGATTTACCATATTATTGCCAGCAGCTTTGCCTGCAATAATATTTAGATTCATTGCGCCGATGCTATCATATTGTCTATAGTCATAATCGACATTTTCTTGTAAAAAACTTACACCATTGCCTCCATGACTTACCATTACAGTTTTGTCGTCGAATCGCAACTCATTGTGGAATTTGTCAAATCCTGGAATGTCTCTTGCACCAGGAATATGCTTTATTACAATTCGTTCTCCTAAAAAAGGCTCTAGTTCTTTAGCAATTATTTCTGCCCAAACTGATGTTCCTCCGCCTGGCTTTTGAGGAACTACAAATGTGTAATCTGCACGAACCGCTGTGCTAATTAATAAAAAAAGAATTAAAAAATATTTCATTTATGCATACTCCATGGTTTTGCGTCTAGTAATTCCCACAATGAAAATTACAAGAATAATAAATGTTAACACCCAAAAAATAGGTCTCTCTAATAATTTATCTAAATTATACAAGCCAAACATTTGAATTGACAGGGCTTCAATCCTATCTGCTAAAATAAAACCAAATAGTAATGCAGGTCTTGAAAATTTAAGTTTTTTGGAGGCGAACCCGATCATCGACATAATAACTAATATTGCATAGTCTTCCCATCCACCTGTGTACTGCACACAAGCAATAACAATAAATCCAAACAATAATGGAAAATAATACTTGTAAGAAATTTGAGTTATTTTTGCAATGTAGCGTGTTGTAAGTAAACACAACAAACCTACAAGTAAAGTAGCAAATAAGAATCCAAATAACATGCTATCAAAAAATTGTTTATCTAGAATTAAATCAATAGTTCCTAACTCAAAATTTAAATAAGAGAATAACCCAATGATAATTGCTGCAAATGGTGCTCCTGGAATACCAAACAACACAGTAGGAATCATCGAAGTTGCTTTTTGCGCATTATTAGCACCTTCAGGACCTATTACGCCTCTAATGTTGCCTTTGCCCATCGGAGGATTGGCCTTTGGTGTAGTTGCTACTGCTTGTCCATACGCCATCCAATCTGCCATAACTCCACCGAGTCCAGGCAACACGCCAATAAATGCACCAATAAATCCTCCGCGAATTGCAAGCCATTTGTGTTTCCAAACAGCAACTATACCTTCTTTTGTTTGTGTTACATTTTCTACAGGCTGTGCAGTATATTCCCTGTTGCGCAATCCTTCTATCAGTTCAGGTATTGCAAACAGCCCTGCTACAACAGGAAGCAGTTGTATACCTGCACCTAAATAATCCCAACCACCTGTCCAACGATCTGCATTAGTCGTAGGATCAACACCGATCATTCCTAAAAATATTCCAATCACAAGTGCAATTAAACTTCTAATCCACCATTTGTTAGTAACAAAAGTTACAGTAACCAATGCTAACATTGTAAATGCCCATAGTTCAGGAACACCAAAAACAAGAATAAGTTGTGTGTAATAAGGCAAAAAGAAAAACACAACTGAGCCCCAGAATAAACCGTTTAGTGTAGATGTTGTCACTGCGGCACTTATTGCATAAGTAGCTCGGCCTTGTAATGCTAAAGGAAATCCGTCTACCATAGTGGCTGCTGCACTGTTAGCACCTGGTATTCCTAGTAGCACACCTGTATACGTATCTCCTGTGGTACTTGCGGCTACTACCGCCATAACAAAAATAACTGCAAGATACGGATCAGGAAACATTGTAATTAAAGGAAAAAGAAATATTAAACCTGTGGTTGCGCCAGCGCCTGGAATAATTCCGATCGCAAGTCCATACAATGTGCCCAATACTAGAAATATTAACTCTTGCATTTCATCCACTCTGCATATAATCTATTACAATCTTCGTCTATGAATTCTACTCTACAATTATTCTTATAAGCATAGTTATAATTGTCCATGAATGTCCATTCGTAAAACTTAATGTTTTTACATTCATTGCTTTTGTGATCGTGATAGCCGGGATTCTGTCTCCAATAAATTTTTCCTCCTGGTTTTAATAAAGAAACTACTTTTTTAATTTGTGATTCTATCATAGATTGATCACCAAAATTAATCGATCCGAGACAAAAAATTATATCAAATTTTTGCGTAGTTTGATATTCTTCAATCGAAACTATAATATCTGCATTAGAATTATAAGGATCAATCCCTATAAGGTTTGGCAAATATTTTTTAAACTCATTAAATCCGCATCCAACATCAAGTATATGTTCATCTTTAGAAACACGGTCTAATAATGCCCAGCCGCTATATGTATATTGATCTAAATTAGATTTCCATATAGTTTTAAAATATTTTTCTAAATGTTCAAGATCCAATTCTTTCATAGATGCGAATACCTTTCAGCAAGCTCAAGAACTTTTTTGTAGTTTACACTGTTAAACTCTAAACTGAGGTTTTCGCACAAACTTTTAAAGTAATCTTCGTCGTGTAATTTTTTTGCTTCATTGATAACAACATCTTGAGTATCTATATACTGTTTATAGTTGTTAATCTGCGATTCGAAGTCTTTCCTTAAACACTCTCTTATCGATAGATTTAATTTTTCGGCCTTTTCTGTATATAAATCTCTATACAAAAAAGACTTTTCTTTAGGATTTACATAATAGTAATATGTACTCTTTAACCATCTATCTATTAAAAGGTCAATATTTTCAGGAATTATAACAACATGTTTAGAGTTTTTAAAAAAACTTTTAGTCTTGTCAAGATCTGCATGGAGAGTATATAACAAGTTATTAGGATAAAGTATCCGTTTCCATTTATCAATATCCTCTACGTTGTATTCTAAGCCTTGTTTTTCTGCCATATCTAAAACAGGAGGAACAGTTAGATCGCACACGCCTTTGCCGACAGCGCCTTTGAATCTTTTATTAAAATGTAGTCTTGAAAAATTATAGTCTGTTCCTAGTGTATAAGGAATCCAAGGGCGGCTTCCGTTTTGTTTGTGATCGTACCAAGCGACATTATCGCAAGATGCAAGGAACCTGCCAACTATGTGTCCACCTGAGCCTTGTGGGAAGTTTATTATAACACTGTTATTTTCTTTTGACATAATATAAATCTTTCGAATTATTAACTTCTACTACATCACCTGTTGCAACCCATCCGTCATACACACATATGTCGCCGTTGACATATAGTTCACTATCTCGGATTTTCCAATCAACATACGAAACATTGCCTAGTAATGTAAAATCATGTATGCATCTATTTTTAAAATCTGTTACCATATTAACGCTAGTAAATGTTGTGTTAATAGCACAAGGGCCGACTTCGGTCATCCCCCAGTTTGTCATAAAAGTTGCTCCGCGATCTACAAATGCTTCAATTATATCCCATGCAACAGGATCACTTCCGCAGGTTATCCATATTCCAGTAAAGTTGCATTTCCAAAAGTCTTTTGTTCCCATTATAGCACGACAATGATTTGGTGTAAGATGAGTATGAGTATATTTGTGAATTTCTTTAACCCAACGATAAGCATTAAAATCTTCTATAACTATATCAGCACCTATACTGTATGCCGGTAATGTTTGCGCTAATAGACCACCTGCATGCTCTATCTTACAAACTGTATATACTCGACTGTGTTTTGTTAACTGTTGACTGTCTACAGCAACAGCGTTTGACGCTTGTATTTTCTTAGGTGGTTGAAATATTTCTTTAGGTGTTCCTGTAGTTCCACTGGATTTAAGCACAACACCATTATCGATAATGTGTCTAAAATTTACAGATCGATTATCATCAAAACAAAGTGCTGACATTAAATCAAACATTGTCTTTCCATTTAGCATATTTTATAGACACTGATACTCTTTCAGTTTCTACCTTTTCAACGTCATGCGGAATGCTAACATTTAACCAATGCCATGTGTGTAAAGGAAATACTTTACTAAAAACTACTTCGTCGCCGGCCCACCAACGAGTCTCAATGTTTTCGCCTCCTGGCTGTAAAAGATAGTTGTATGCGAATTCTCTACCGTCATCAGTATGCACAGGCATATCGTTTTCTATGATTTGATAGATAACAAAAATAGGAAAATCAAAATAAGGTTGTAAAAAATCATCCAACTGTTCTGATATTTCTGGAACTCGCCACGAAGAAAATGTAGTGCTTGGATATGGATACATCTGCTTTCCTTTTCGTATTTCAGGTGTACCTAATAAAAATTTATCGGGCAGTTGAGGAAGAAATAATGCCTCCTTAGTGTATACCTGATCCAAACTTTTCCTCCGTTTTGTTTACAATATATTTTGCAAGTTTATACGGAGTAAATGTAAACACGAATGGAAAAATACTGTGTATAACTCCTGTAACAAAAATTAACAAAGCAAGGAAGTTAAACCATGTAGAGTATAAAAAATGAGTTAGATAATTTGATTTAATATTTTTAAGGTGTTTCCAGTCTATGTCTAACTTCATGGTATTTTTCCTTGTTTAATCTCCATACACTTTGATTAGTATTATATATTATAGCATCTTTTATAAAAAGGTCTACCATTCCTTTTTTTGATAGTAAGTGCATAACTTTATGAGTTTTATGCATTTTTCCACTGTTATCTTTGTATATATTAGTAGTAATAAACAGATCTTTGTCGGCATATTTTTCTATTTGATAAGGCAGAATATCTCTAAAGGGAACACTGTTCATATGACTGGCATTGAGCCCTACATAAGGACTGTAAAGCTGACATCCTCTATATAATACTCTGTAAGCATTTCCGCCAACTTCGGGCAACGGATGAGCTCCAGCAATTGCTATTAATTTATTGTTGTGCCAAGCACCCCAAAATTCACCCCAGGACTTTGTCCTTTCCCAGCGTATTTCTTTTAAACTAGCATTATTTTTGTACCCTAGCATACTACATGTTTGACAAAAATTTTCAAGTTCGTACAATTTTTTTTCATCTAAAATGTTTACTGTAATTTTAGTACTCATAAATAACACTCATTGATATTATATACTACTATATATTATATTACGAGTAAACAAACGTTAGTTATGATAAATTATAAATGATAAACATTGTTGTTACAAGCAAACCTGTAGACGGTCTATTCTATTATAGTTATGAATATTGCTCACTGCTAAATGATGCTGGAATAGATGCACAAGTAGTGGTAATACCGCATCGTAAATTTACTCCTAAAGACTACCTCAATGTAATTACAAACAAATACATTCATTGTAAAAATATCCAAGTCGATACATATCTTCCATATGACGACGATATTACTTTAATAATGGGTCGAAGCATGATGACTCTTTCGTGGCAGGAGTTTAATGACTATGATGCAGAATATCAAATGTCATTAAGTAAATTATTTGGTGGCAAGGTAATAAGTGTATATTCAGAAAACCATCCTACTAAATATCCCCTTGCAGTGAAGTTTTACAAACCTACACAGATTGTAAATTTATGCGATACAGAAGTTTATCCTAATGGAGTAGGTGCTTACTTTGAAAAACGCATTAACTTTGATATTTACAAACCGCATACCAACGATATACAATTTAAATATTTGTTCTTCGGCACTAATGACAAGTACTATGCGGCTGCCGAAAAACTTTTACACAAATATTCTGATTATGGAATCTTGACATATGATACAGAGTATGTTAATATAAAAAATAATAATGTTTTTGTACCCGTACCTAATATTTTAGGCATGTTTGACACATATGTGTATACTAAAGAAACATTCGATCCTGCACCAAGAATAATACAGGAATGCAAATATTACGGCAAGAACATGATATACGAAAGAGATGAATCAATAGTAGATGGCGGCAGTGTGTATTGGCAGAGAGATATTCAAAAACCTAATATACAATCGATATTAAAAGCAGTAGAGGCATTAAATGAAAATTGATCCTAAATGTTTAAAGTTTTCAAAAGATAACAAAGGAGCAGCATACACGTCAGATGGATTTATGCTTCCTTGTTGTTGGATGGATGATCCTCCTGTTTATCGTTATATAAAAGCCTGTGGATTAAAAGACGAAGAACTTTTATTATCGAATAACGAACGATTAGAAGATATCTTTACATCCGACCAATGGGAAAAATTTTTCCAAACCCTTTTAAATGATCCAGAAAATGCATCTTATATGTGTAAAAAGAAATGCGGGGTTGATATAGACATGGAAAAAGTAAGGGCAGAAGAAAAAATAGAAGTAATGGAGCAAAGTAGTGGAAAGAATTACTGACAAGTATGTAGAATTTCAACGATATTGCAGACCTAACATAGATGCTTCACATAGATGTATTTTTCAATGTCCACAGTGTATTAGACAAAGAACTAGTAGTCAAAGTCAAATTAAAAGAAGTTTTGATTTAGAACCAGAACAATTTAAAAAAATACTTAGCTACTACGACTGCGGACTTACATTTTGCGGTCAGATATCTGATCCTATATATCATAAAGACTTTTTATCTTTATTAAAATTGTGCAACGGACAGGGTAAAGCTGTCAGAATTGCTACCGTCGGTAGTGGCAAATCTGATGCTTGGTGGGAAGAAGCATATAGCTACGGGGTTGGCGAAAATGCTTGGTATTTTGGCGTAGACGGCATTGACGAAAAAAGTGAACTTTATCGTATAGGTTCAAATTTTCAAGATGTTTGGTCAAGAATGAAACAAGGCAGAGATCTAGGACATGCAATAGTGTGGCAATATATTATTTTTGGATATAATGAACACGAAATAGATCGTGCAATTGAAATTGCCAAGGAAGAAGATTTTAGTCTATTATTTGTCAATACTAATAGGGGGTTTAATCCTGATAGCCCATTACTTAGAAAAAATGTAGATTTTAAATTAACCAGTCCAGCTAACAAACATAGAGAGGATCGTGTTAAAAAGGAATGGTGGGGACATAAAACTAAAACATTCGAAAAATGGCGCGAAGTAGAAGCAAGGAGGCGTTAGAAAAAATATGATTGAAGATTCATTAGGTAAAAGAAAACACGTTGTACATTACGACACTGAAATAATTCCTTCACGATCTGAAGTAGAAGAAATATTAAAAATAGGGTATTCACTTTCTACTTCTAAACAAAAAGCATTTCCCTATAAATTTTATGTTCTAGGTCCAGATAAAAATAGAAGTAAAAAGTTATGGGATATGGCCGAAGGAAGAAAAATAGATGTAGATCGCGAAGCTTATGGTACAACACCTGATTCTGAAGAATATAATTCTAATCCAGGCCTTTACCATTTAAAAAGTGCTCCATATACGTTTATTATTACTCCTAGAATAGCTCCTCCAAATCCTCATTTTAAATGGCATTTCGAAGAAACAAACAGTATGTGGCAATTAGAAGACTATAATTTTGTGAACACAAAAAATAGAGAGTCATGTGCTATCGAAATAGGAATGTGCGCAAAGGCTATAACAGGAGCAGCATTAGATAGAGGGTGGGATGTTTCTTATAACGTATGCTTTTTTAAAGACAGAGAAAAATGGAGTTTTCTTCCTTGTATAGATTTTAGACCTGTGTTAATGATGACTTTAGGAAAAGGTAAAAGTTATTTTTACGAGCGGTTAATTCCAGATGGGAGTTTTAAAAATGATCCTAAATTTAATACATCGCCTCCGTTCGAAGATATTTTTCAATTTATAGACAATGAATAATTTAGTTATCTTAAATCATTTTTACGGATATCCTGCATTAGAAGACGAGTTTTCTAATATGCAAAGGTATGCAAAATTATTAAAGTTAGTTGATATCATAGATTCAGAAAATACTATATTTTTAACTAATTTTATTAAAGGTCAAGATAGCAAACTAGAAAGTATTAGACAAATTTCTGAAAGTTATAATCATAAATGGTTAGACTACAAAGATAATCAAAGTATCGAAGAAATTATTAGTGCAATTAACGAAGTTTATCATGTAACAATTTCTCCAGAAACAACAAACATAGTATTAGGCGGCACTAATACTGCTGGGTGCTTATTAAGAACTAGTTTTGTATCTGCAAAAGAATGGGCTTCTAGAAATTTTAATGTACATTTTTGTTTATCAATGTGTGCAGATTACGAATTAGACGGTGTTAATACAGCAGAAAAAAATCAAATAGCTTCTGCTATAATGTATCGTTTTATAAAAAATAACAAATTAACGAATAACATAAATGTATGTTATGATCCTAGAGAACTAGACATAAAAGAAAATATTAACAGGTAATTAAAATGATATCGTACGACGGATGGGACAGAGAGTACCAAGAGAATCGAGATGCCTACTTAGAAATCTTTGACCAGTTCATGAGTCAAATGAACTACGAAAACAACGAAGAATGGGAACGCAACTTTGCCCAACGTATAGGCCGTAAGCACTGTGTAAGTGTTGCTAGTGCTACAGACGCATTGCACTTTGCACTACTAGCACATGGTATAGGTCCTGGTGACGAAGTTCTAGTAACTAACTTCAGCTGGATCTCTAGTTCAAGTTGTGTTGACATGGTAGGTGCTACTCCTGTGTTTTGTGACATTGACTTAGACACTTATCAAATGTCCTTAGACAGCGTACAACGCATGTACAGCGACCGTGTAAAGGCGATAGTATATGTACACTTGTTTGGTGCTATGACGGACACAATCGCACTACAAGCGTTCTGTAAGGATCGTAACATAGTATTTATAGAAGATGCAGCACAAGCACTAGGCAGCAGTTTAGACGGAGTACATGCTGGAACTATTGGTGATTGCAGTGTGTTTAGTTTTAACAGCAACAAGGTAATAGCAGGCATCAATGGCGGAGGTGTTGTTCTTACAGACTATGACGAAATTGCTAAACGTGTAAAACAGATTCGCAGGCACGGTAAGGATAAAACATTTGATATTTTAGGTTATAATAGTCGCATGTATGTTCTCAATGCACGTATCATTGATCAACGTATGAAAAGTATCGAGGCTAATCAATCAAAACGTCAAGATATTGCTCGCCAATACAACGAAGCATTTAAGGATTTACCGATCGCAACACAAAAAGTTTCAAATGGCCTTAATCATAACTACCACAAGTATGTTGTACGCTTTGTAGACAAAGATACTCGCAAACGTGTCAAAGATGCACTACAAGCAAGCATACACTACGAAACTCCTCTGAGTGCTAACGATATGTATAACAACATAGAACACAGGAGAGACGCTTGTACAGCATCTAAGACAGTTGCAAATACAGTATTGTCATTACCCATACATCCATGGCTTACTCAGGAAGAGATAAGTAATGTCATAAAGACAGTTAAAAAGGAATTTATTCATGAGTGTGTTCGATATACTTGATAAAAGGCAGCACGTACAAGAATTTGATCTACAGAATATACCAAAAAAATCATTAATCGAAGAGTGTTTACGGAAAGCATGGAAAGTTACTCCTTCTAAACAAAATTTTATGCCTTATACAATAAATGTATTTGGTCCAGATAATGAAGAAGATAAATTAAAAATTTGGAGTTTAGCTAAATTTAATCAAAAAGATATAAATGAAAATAACACAAAAGAACACAAAGAGGATGGTGATAATCCAAATTTTCTTTATTTAAAAACTGCGCCATATATTCTTGTTATAAATCAAAGAGTATGTAAACCTAATCCTTTTGTTCAAACGCTTGTAGATATCAACAAATGTCATTTTGAACAAATGCATAGTGATCAAAAAAATCTTAGAAATGTAATGAAAACTACTGCGTTTGAAGTAGGATTGTTTATTTCTAATCTGTGGTCATTTGCATTAGAATACAATATTGATCTAAATTGTAATGCATGTTTTCCTACAAATAAAAACGCTTGGCAAGAATTTCCTAATGTAGAACACGACGTTATAATGATATGCGCATTAGGATATTGTAAAATTCCTAGACGTAATAAACATACACAAGAACGTTTTCAACAAGATTTAAAGCCGGCTCCCCAAGAAATTATAAAATGGATTAATAAGAAAGGAGTTTAATTTATGATGGAGGAACTATTTTCAAAAAGAAGACAGATAAGAGCTGCATGGGATCAACAAAAATTACCCAGTACAGAATTAGTAAAAGATCTACTTAAACGATCTTTAAACATATCTCCATCTAAACAAAATTTGTATCCGTTTAAAATTCATGTATTCGGTCCGCATAATCCTGAGGAGAAACGAATAGTCGGCCAAATTTGTAATTTATTTAAAACCGGATCTGTTAATCACTGGGACGACGAAATAAAGGACGGGGACTTTAAAAGTTACCATGGAGAATTTAATTCTAAAGATCTTATGCTTGATGATAAGGGAAACGACTATCGTCTAGCGCCATGGGTGCTTGTTTTCGAGCAAAGACTTGCAAAGCCAAATAATTTTGTTTTAGAGCATAGTAAATTACACGGCGACAAGCCTGAAGATAGATTTACACAAGTTAATCCGGATAGATTTCGAGACATATGCAACACAAAATTAACATGCATAGAAATCGGAATGTTTATACAGAGTCTTGCAGGGTTATGTTTAGAAAATAAATTAGGTATAAGTTATATTCGATCATTCCCTGAGTGGTACTGGAACAAATTTACAAACAGTTATGTAAAAGATGTTAATACTATAGGAATGAATTGGTCTGATTTACCTGAGATTTCTGAAACTCCGTTAATGGTTTGTCAATTAGGATACGTTGCAGATGTTGAAGATTATTTACAGAGCAATAGTGTAAATCCAGAACTCCATCATTGGGAAAATAAACCAGATCTAAACGAAATAATAAATTTTAAGACATAAATTAGAATATGACTGATAGATTACCTAAATCTTTGACCAAAGGCGGTCCGGGTGATAAATTCTTAGGCAATGGCAAAGTAGATACTACAGAATGGTTTCAAGATATTGAGATTTTAGAAAATCAAATTAAAAATCAAGAGATTTGGTTTTGTACTGCTCCATTCCAACAAGTATATACAAACACAGACGGTTCTTGGGCTCCGTGTTCTTGGGCTTCTTGCGATTCGACCGGTCCGAATATTTATAATACGTCTTTAGAAAACTGGTTTAAATACAATAATAACTTAAATCAACTTCGGCAAGAAATGATTACTCCTGGTAGCGATTTAACTTTATGTAAAAAATGGTGTCAATCTTGTATCAAACAAGAGTCAACATATGGCCGGTCTAGGAGACAGACTTCTTTAAAAATACAAACTAACGATCATGCACTATGGCCTAACATTAGGAATGCTGTTGAGGATTTTAAAAAAACACAGTCAGGTATAGGAAAGATATCACATAAAGTTTTAGAGGTTCAAATAAAAGCATTTGGAAATCAATGTAATTTAGATTGTTTTATGTGTATGCCTAGTGATTCTAGTACAAGGATAACAACATTATCTAGTGAAGATTTAGCTGCACAAGAAGTCTTTGATAAAGAAAGATTAAAAATAGATAAAAATATTAGTTCAAAAACATTTAATTTAAACGATATAATAGAACAAATAGTAAAAATAGCTCCGTACATATATAATTTAAAACTAATAGGCGGAGAACCATTAGTAATGAAACAGTATTATGAGCTGTTAGATAAAATTGTAAAATCTGGATATAGCCAAAAAATAATGGTAAAATATCAAACAAATATGTCAATTTTAAATTTTGATAAAATAAAACTTAGTGATTATATTCCAAAATTTGAATCTTTTGAATTTACTGTGTCATTAGATAGTATAGGAATTGCGAATAATTATATTAGAAGAAGATCTACCTGGGAGGATATTGTTTCAAATATAAAAACTGTAAGTCAATATCCTAATGTAAGGATTAATATAAACGGTGCAATATCGTTTTTAAGTGTGTTAAGGTTTTACGAATTAATAGACTGGTACAACGATAATATTGAAATCTTTGGTAATGATTCACAAATAAATTGGTCTAATATAAGGAATCCTGCAAAGTTAAGTGCAAATGTTTTACCAATAGAGATAAAAGAATATCTTATCCCTAAGTACAAAAATTTTCCAGATATACAAAATTTGTTAAAAGAAGATTCTGGCGGTCTTGATTATCAAGATACTCTCGAGTACCTGCTGATGAACGATAAGTATTATAGAGACACTAAATGGAATTATAACTTATTTGACGTTTTTCCTGAATTAGAAAAATTCTATCAACCTGAGATTAAACCTATAAGGATTATTGAATGAAAATTACACATGGGGGTCAAACAATAGACCTATTTCCAAAATATATTCCAAAATTAGCGCCAATATCGTTATCAGGAGGACTGGATTCAGCATCTTTATGCTATCTTGTATTAACACATTTTCCTGAAATAGAAATTTTTCCGTATACATGCAGAGATCAAAATGCTCCTAAAGATGCCGAATCTGCAGAAATGATTGTAAAATGGATGCAACAAACCTTTCCTAATAGTAATCTGCAAGATTTACAAATTTTTGATTTTAACGACAGAACAGAAGATTTTGTATCGTGGAAAGAAGTAAATGAAGTAAGAAAAAAATATCCTAAGTTTGAAAGTTTAACTGATATAGGTATATCTAAACTTATTCAAGTTGATAGAATATCATGGAATCTTATGAAAAAATATCCAGGAGCGGTGCGATTAGACGGAATGACTAGAAATCCGCCTACCTCCGATATGAAAAAATTGGGATTTTTTGAAAAAGCCGAAAGACGCAGAGATAAGGAGCAACCATTAGTACAGGAATGGCGTACTGATTATGATAATAAAGTATTATACATTTATCAAGCATATGCAAATGTAGATAAAAAATTTGTCGCAGGCGTATATAAAGACTATAATTTAATGGACAGTCTTTTTCCTTTGACAAGATCATGTACAGGAACAGCTAAACAAACTGATAATTTTACTAAAGAATGTCATAAATGTTTTTGGTGCCACGAAAAGAAATGGGCGTTTGACTTAGAATGGAAAGAAGAAAAGGACAAACAGATAGCATGAGTAAAAAAGATTTACCAGAATCGTTGACTAAAGGCGGGCCAGGCGATAATTCTAAGCCTGGAGAAGTTAACACAGAAGAATGGTGGAGAAAACTTGACGAAGAAGGTGAAATAATTGCTAAACAAGAAAATTCTATCGTACAGCAAGCAAAAAATAAAGATATTTATTTTTGTACTATTCCCTTTACTCAAATTTATTCAGAGATTGATGGACAATATTGTGCCTGTTGTTTCGGAGCACCTAGTGGACTAACAATAGAAGATACTACCTTAAAAGAGTGGATGGAAGATAGTAAATATATGAACGATCTCCGTAGAGAAATGACTACTCCAGGAAGTGATTTAAAAACGGTTGATCAACATTGTAGACGGTGTAGAGCAGATGAAGCACGGTACGGTAGATCTCGTCGAACAAATTGTTTAAAAATTCATACAAACGACCCTAAGTTTTGGAATAAAATTGAAAGACAAGTTTCTAAATACAAAGAATCTGGAGAATTTAAAATTGCAGATGAACGTATATTTGAAGTTCAGTTAAAAATATATGGATCGGAATGTAACTTAGATTGCTACATGTGCCAACATGCTAATTCAACTACACGCATGAATGTAGCAAAAAAAGGCGTTTACAGCGATTTAATTTTTGGAGAAATTAACCAAGAAAGGGAAGAATATTTTTCAATAGTAATGAAAGATAAAACTAAAGGAATTACAGAGCAAATTTTAGAAATAGCACCGTATATAAAAAGTATTAAAGTTATAGGCGGCGAACCTCTTATCATGAAGAAGCATTATGAACTTTTAGACAAATTAATTGAATCAGGAGATTCAAAAAGAATACGTATTAAATATCAAACAAATTTGACAGAAACAAAAGCAGGTAAACATAATTTATTTAAATATATACCACACTTTGATAGAGTAACAGTTGTAGCATCTGTAGACGGCATTGGTGCTCCTATAGAATATATGCGGAGAAGAACTGTTTGGGATAAAGTTGTTGAAAATATAGAGTTTTGCAAAGAATATCCTAACGTGGTTATCGATTTTAACGGTTTAGTATCTTTTCTAAGTGTATTAAGATTTTACGAGGTAGTAGATTGGTGCAAAGAAAATCCAGTAGTGCATCAATTGAACTGGGCTCATGTAGACAATCCAAAACACCTACGTCCTAATAATTTGCCGGAAAAATTAAAAAAACAACTCATACCAAAGTATCAAGACTGGCCCGATATAATTGCAGCTTTAGAAATGCCGCAAGATCCTGATATTAATATTCAAGATATATTTGAATATCTTTTAAGAGCTGATGAATTTTACAAAGGAACAAAATGGGAAATGAATTTATTTGACGTCTTTCCTGAATTAGAAGAGTTTTATGTCCCGCAAGAGATTACTCCAGAAAAAGAAGAAATGTTTAAATCTTGGGACTATAGCGTTAAAAAACAAGAAGAGTTAGCTGATAAGAATATTCTTTAAAAATGATTTTAACATATAATCAAAAATCAATTGATTTTTTTAACTTTGATGTTCCAAATAAAGTGCTACTTTCGTTATCTGGGGGTTTAGATTCTGCATCACTTTTATACATCATTTGTTATTATATTCCACGAATCGAAGTCATTCCATTTTGTGCAAAAGATATAAGGTCTCCTAATGATTATTATTGCGCGGAAAAAATTGTAAAATGGATACAAAAAGAATTTCCTAATAATAAAATTAATAATTTACATGTATTTGATTTTGACATGTACGATCTTAAAATGAAAAAAGAAATACGTACAGCTCGGAAAAAATTTTCTTACATGAAAGAGTTACCAGATCCGGGCGTTTCTAAGATAATTCAATTAGATAACATTTTAAAAAATATACAAGAAAAATATCCTGACGCATTGTTAGTAGACGGTATTACAAAAAATCCTCCCTTAAAGGTTATGAAAAAGAATAATGTATTTTTGGAAAAAGCAGAAAAAAGAAGAAATTATACAAAAATACAAGCACAATTAAATAACGGAATTTATAAACCATTTGTAAACGTGGATAAAAAATTTGTTGCAGATATTTACAAACACCACAATTTGTTAAAAACTTTATATCCTTTAACAAACTCATGTGTTGGATCAGCAGAAGATACTAATAACCATACAAAAGAGTGTCATAATTGTTTTTGGTGCTATGAAAAAGGATGGGCATTTGATTTAGATTGGTGTAAAGAATTTTTTCCATGTAAAGAAAACAAAAAATTTAAAAGAAATTTTTTCCACAGAACTGATCGTCTTAATCTCGATCTTTCATATAGATGTCCTTTAGAATGTCCACATTGTTCAAGGCAACGTGATTATGTTGAAAAAGGAGAAAAAATTCCAGGAGAGGATCTTACATATGAAAATTTTGTCAAAATTACAAAATTTTCTAAGAAAATACATTTTTGTGGACAACTTTCAGATCCTGTACATCATCCTAATTTAATAGATTTTTTAAAACTCTGTTATGAGAGAAACATAGATACAAGTATTGCGACTGCATCTTCTTTTAAATCAAAAAATTGGTATATAGAAGCATTTAAATCTAATCCAGATGCTAAATGGTTTTTTGGAATCGACGGACTACCAAAAGACAGTTCTAAATACAGGATAAATCAGGACGGCGAAAAACTATACAATATAATGTGCGAATCAACAAAATATCTTAATCATAAACCATTCTGGCAATATATTTTATTTCGATATAACCAGGACGATATTAATACTGCAATAAAACTATCTAAAGAACACAATGTAAATTTCTTATTAATTAATTCTGCCAGATGGCGAGACTCTAATGACAAACTCATACCTACAAAAAACATAAAAATTTAAATATATGAAAAAATTAAATCCTATGTGTTTTGATCAAAAGATCGGATATGCTATAACAAATCGGGGACATTTAATACCTTGTTGTCGCTGTGATCATATTATGAACGACAACGATATTGACTTTCAAAAATTACTGGCAGTTAGTAATATTTCTGATTATGAAAATATTGAGGATATTTTAAAAACTAAAGAATGGAAAAGATTTTATAAAAATTTATCCAAAGACATTGGACCACCATCGTGTTATAAATCCTGTAGTGCAGATAATAAAAAAAAGCAAATTAGTTACGGTATAGATCCATTAACTAAAGAAAAATTAATTTATAGCGAAAGATAACATTGACATTTATTCAAATATACTATATACTTAATAATAATTAGGAAATTTTAATGGCTATAAAAACTTTAGAAGATTTAAAAGGATCAGAATACAGGACTGTTGATTTTTATCTTACTAAGTCATGTAATAAATCTTGTCACTATTGCACTGCATGGACTCTTGAAATGCGTAATCTCGAAGTTGATATGGAGTTTTTGCGTACAATTTTAGAAGGTCTCTCTCCATACAAAACACGTATTTGTTTATTAGGAGGAGAGCCAGGACTTATTAAAAATTTAGATGAAGTAATTGCTGAAATAAAAAAGCATGAAAATCTTATAGTACAAGTTCTTTCAAATAGTCTTATTCGTAAATTTTATCCTAGTGTATTAGAAGATCCAGACATTATATACATTGAACACCTTGTGTTAGATTTTTATGAAGATAGAATTGAAAAACTAGGTAGTTATGACTTTTTGCCAGAAAATGATAAAAATAACTATAACTTGATCATAGAAACTCCTAACTACTTCAAATATAGAGAAAATTTTGATTTAAGTGAAATAGATCATAAAAACACAGAGTTTAAAGAATATAATTCACGTTCGCCTGATTTTTATAAAGATCACGAACTTGTACAAGCACCTGAAATAGAAAGACGTATTTGTGCAAAGTTTCCGTTGGTTCCTGTTTTTGATTTTGAAATACAAAAGATTAGACATTGCAGTAGAAAGGTTATTAACGGAAGTAGACAATTTGACGTTACAAAAGAAAACATTGATAAAATGATGACCTACGAACTTTTTGAATTTGAAAATTATTGTGTAAATTGTTACGACATTATTCCGCCTAGACCACAAATGCGAAGAGAACAAATTTTAGAACAACTTAAAAAAGAAGAAGCAAACAAAATACAGACCCTGATGCTATGAATATATTTGCAATTGCATTAAACATACATGATCATAATTGGTATGACGGTAAAACACACTATCTTGCAGAGCGTTATACTCGATGGAAACATAATTTAAATCCTGATAATCCGCAGGACCCTACTCCTAGCAGACATTTTTTTCTAGAACATTTTTTACCAAACTACAAAAATCAAACAAACGATAATACATTTGCGTTTACTTGTTCAAATCTAGGACAACAATTTGTTATTGATCTTGTAGAAGAACACATAGGTGATAAAAGTTTCTTAGACTTTAAGCCTAAGAATTTATGGGATTATTACCAAACTGACAACTACTATTATATAGATCATCACCAAAGTCATGCTGTATATGCTTTGTTAAGTTCTGGATTTAGTAAAAGTGATGTTCTAGCCATAGATGGACGTGGATGGCAATTTAATTGCATCTTTGTTGACACAGAAGGAAACATTACAGACTTATCAGACAAAGTTTCTATTGGCGGGTTATGGAACAGGTTATCGCAGGATCTTGGATTTGGATATCTAGGAGCAGGCAAAACTATGGGGCTCGCTGGCTTTGGAAAGTATAATCAAGACGTACATAGAATAATCGACGAATATCTTGAAAATCCTAATCATAAATTACCTAAAGATGCATACGGAGTATTAGAAACTACACCCAAAGAAGATGTAGCATTTACATTACAAGAATATACTGTAAACTTAATTAAAGAACACGTATATCCTTTAAAAACATCTGACAACTTGTGCATTGCAGGCGGAGTTGCATACAACGGTTACATGAACGAAGAATTTACAAAACACTATAAAAAAGTTCATGTGCCGCCTGCAGCAGGAGATGAAGGACAGGCAATTGGTGCATATATGCATGCTGACTTTGTTTTAAATAACACAATAAGTTCTCCTTCAGTTTATGCAGGATTAGAACACGACATAGATCCTATTATCTTTAGTGGATTAAATCGAGAAGAACTTCCGTTTGATAAACTTTGCATTCATGTTGCAGACGCTATTGCAAATGGTAAAATTGTAGGATGGTATCAAAGCAAATCAGAGAGTGGTAATAGAGCATTAGGTAATCGTAGTATCCTAGCCGATCCTCGAAATCCTAATATCAAAGATATTATTAACAGTAAAATTAAACTACGCGAAGACTTTCGTCCATTTGCTCCTAGTGTATTAGCAGAGCATTATAAAGATTATTTTGACACTAACCAATCGTCACCTTATATGAGTCGCATTATGCCTGTAACAAGTAATGCTATTCCCGGTGTTACACACATAGACGGTACAGCAAGAATTCAAACCGTAACAAAACAATTTAATGAAAAATATTATAATTTAATAAATGAATTTTATAAATTAACTGGCATTCCTATGCTACTTAATACTAGTTTTAATTGTCAAGAACCAATTGTAGAAACACCAGAAGATGCTGTTGCTACATTTAAAAAGTGTGGATTGGATATTCTAGTTATAGATAACTATTTGGTGAGAAAATGATAGACGAAACTATTTTTAGAAATGTATTAAAAACTATAAAAGATAACCCAGAGTACAGTGAAGATATTATTGATTCTTTTAGTGATAATCAGTTTGCATCTAAAGATGCGCTTCTTCATGCTATAGATTATCTTAATATTTTAAATAAAAATTCTACAGTTGTACTTTGGGGGAGTTGGTACGGAAGCATTCTTATTCCTAAACTTGCAAATAAGATTAAAAGAATTGTATTAATTGATCTAGATTCAAAACCGCTCCAAATTTCAAAAAACAAAATGTTTCCTAATTATAAAAATGTTGATTACATATGTGACGATGTGTTTAAAACACGAAGAAAACTTTATAAAGAAACAAACCTTATAATTAATACATCCTGTGAACATATGTCTCCTATGAAAGAGTGGCCTTGGTTTGGTCCAGGCGCATTACTAGCAGATGGATTGTCAGAAAAAGATCCTAGTATTTCAGATAACTGTTATTTTGCATTCCAGTCTAATAATATGTTTGGAATTGATGGACATGTTAATTGTGTAAATAGTTTAGAAGAATTTAAAGATCAATTACCTGAACGAGCAAAAGTATTATACGAAGAAGAAGTAGAAGACACTAGAGGCACACGTTACATGCTAGTTGGTAAATTACTACCTATTACTTTATAAATTTTATTAGCAAAATCTTGATGTGCAAGGACACTAGGATGATCATTGTCTGATGCTAAATCGTCAATAAATTCTAAAGGTTGTAACTTTGTTGTAAACCATATAGGTTGTTTTATATTATTAATAGGTAGTGGACTTCTTTTGGAATTTCTAAAAAATGTAAAATGATAGTTTTCTATATTTTTTTCATCTAAATATTTTTTTACGTGATCTATACATAAAAAACTTTCTAAATTTAAATTTTCTTCAAAGAAAAAATTATTGTAATAATTTCTATTAAAATTATATTCGTCTTTAGGCCTTTTGTGTTTTTTATCTGCCCATGAAGGCAATATACGATACGTAGTATCCGATGTAGAGAAAAAACAAGTTCTATAAAAAGATGTCCATAAAATTACTACTATATCAGTTTTTTTAAACTCTTGATTTAATATTAATTTCCATATTTGTTTATTAGATCCGCCAGGTATTCCTAAATTTACAACATCAGTTCCAATTTTATTACCCAAAAATACAGGCCAGGAATATTTACTAGGTTCAGGAATAGCAAGCGAAGGATTACTAGCATTACGTTCGGCATCAGGTAAACCTTCTCCAAATGTATTACTGCATCCAAATGTAATTAATCTACTCATTAAATTTCTCTTTTAACCAATCAAAATCATTAATCAAAGAGATATCAGCTTTATTATCTATACCAAACTTTTTACCAGCTTTGGCACCTTCTAAGGCATACTCACTATAGTCCGCATTATTGTGAATAGTTGTCCAAACATCTAATCTATAATTTGTTTCTACACTATCCTGTCTGTCAATAGTTTGACTTGCAAGTTTAGCACATTCTCTAAATGCACTTTTCCATGTATTAAAAGGATCTGTATTAAATTCTGTGATATTTGAAACTTCAGGCAATGGAACAAATTTTTCACTAATACTTGTAGTCATATCAAACGTGTTCGTTTTCATTTTACGAGTAAGTTTAGTTGGTAGTAATTTTACTCCGCCGTAACCGTAAACTAAATTATTAACAGGATTTTTACTTTTACAAACATATACTGTATCATAGTCTATGTCCTTATATGCGGCGCTGTATTCAAAGGTAAACTCTGAGAGTATAACAGCATCAGCGTCTACTACCCAAAACATTTTTGTAAGAGCTATATTAGCAGCTTCTTTATGTGCATTGTGAATGCCTTTTATGCCATGCACCCGCTGTGCTGACGGGAATCTATTTTTTAGATCTTCCCAATTTTTATCTGCATTAGGCTCGTTATAAGAAATAAAAATAATATCAAACATAGCTTATTATAACAACGTTTTTTTACTTTGTCAATTATTATATATGCAAAAATGTTATTGGGTAAATATTTTTATGAAAAATTCTTTAATAATTGGTGGCGGTTCTAAATGGGGTGCTGTTTTAACTAAAACTTTAACTCAGAATAATTATCATGTTGATCTTATATCTAGTAGTAACTATGTAAACGATAATGTTACTACATATTCTATTGATTGGCATAATTGTAAGGAACAAGATGTAAAAGATATTATATCTAGCATACAAACAGAATCTTACGATCTAATATTTTTTAATCAAAATTCAGGAGGAGGACCCAATGACGAGTTCTATGCTCCTGGTAACGACTTTCCTATAGAGTACTGGAATAAAGCATTTTGGTTAGATTGTCAAATTACCTATTATATTGTAAAAGGACTCACAACAAAAATTAATGATAACACTAAGATAGGTTGGATGCTTACAGGTTTAATAAACGGTGCAGATCCTGATTATTGGAAGTTTGCCGGTTATGCTAGTTCAAAATCTACAAACTTACATATAATGCGAGGTTTTGCAAAATATCATCCAGGTATATTTTTTTGTATTCAGCCGATATGGTTTCCCGAAGGAGAAGAAGAAAAAGACGCCAAGGATATTTTAAATGTAGTCGAAAACTTGCAATTAAAAGATTCCGGTTACGTTTTTAATAAGGACGGGTCTAAGTGGGTTTAAGAGCAGTAGCGCACATCCATTGATTACACAACAGAATTCGCCTGTCTTCTTGTACCTCAGGAAGCATATGCCAGGTATGTTCGGTGTTTAACCAAAAAGTTCCAGTCCATTTTGTTCCTATTGTCTTGTGGTATAATTTATAATCGTATTCGCCGATACGATGATACATTTCTGTAGTTGTTGAGTTATCTTGTAAATTAATTACTCCTGCCCACAAAACAAATCTGTTGTCTATATGATATCCTTGACTAAATCCTGGCTTGTCTAATACTATTAACCCGTGTCTTTTATCCCATAGTTGCTGTTCATCGTACCATTGCGATAAAAGAGAATCTTCAGATTTAACGTCTCCATAATAAATAGGATAATTTACAGGATCTAACTTAATAATATATTTTGTTATTTCTTCAAAACAAAGAGTTGCATTATAAGAAAGTTTTTCAGCAATTTTATTTTTATTTTTGTATGAAAATCTATTTGATATTTGTGTTAATTCTTTATTATAATTTATTTCTTCGAAATTGTTAGTATCTTGATATATTTTGTTTAATTTGTCGTCAGACATTAACGGCTCAAATTCAACTTGAATTACCGGAGGATTAGTATTAATGGTTTTAATATTTTTTACCACGGATCTATATTATACTCGTCTGCTAGTTTTAAAAACCAAGGCATTGTATTAAACAAATTTTGTTTCCTTGACTTGTCAAAATCTTTTGTTATACTAAAAAATTTGTGTATCCTGGCTATATCTATTGGTTGCTCATATGCATTTTCTAAAGTTTTTATAAGACTGTGTACATGCTGATGGATAAATTTCATATTTTTTAATTTTGTAATTTGTTCTAATAAAATATATTTTGGAACTAAGTTAAGTTGATTTGTACCCATTATGTCTATGAAATAAAAACAAGTTTGTTTTCCGCCGATGCTGCCTAATTCACTATGAATTAAATCATAATAATTATGAGCATTTAGATTTTGCATAGTAGTTGATATACCTACATTAATAGTGCTATGATCAACTATTTTTTCTATTTCTTTCCAGTTTTTTACAAGTTTAGTATAATTACCAGGCCACCTTATGTAATTATACGTGTCACCTTCTCCATCAACACTAACAGAAATTCTGTTACTTTTAAATTTAGAAAATCTATCTATATATGAACTTATTTTATTAGTATATAAATTAGTATTAAATTGCAAATCTATATTTTTTGCAGATCCATTTTTTATTAACAAATCTAAAATTTCATCAAAGAATTCGTTAACTAACGGCTCGCCTCCTACAGCATATATACCTGTTAAATTTTTACAACGATCAATAAATTCTAAAATAGAATCTTTTAATTTACGTGAAGGATTGTGATCAATTTCTCCTGTCCATCTTCCAATATCTTTTAAATTTTTAGCAAGCAGTGTACTACTAGTTGCATCACACATTCTACATGCTAAATTACATTTGTTTCCTAGATTTAGATCTATATATCTAATATCTTCGCAAGATAATTCTTTTTTAAAAGTTGATTCACTATAATGGATATGGCCGTTTGGATTAGTAGGATCGATAGCAGTTTTTCTAAAACTTCTTGCGCCTATATCGTCAGCATTCCAACATCTAACACAAGTGGGATGTCTTTTATTTTCTAAAAAAGCAGACCTCACATCTTGCATGTAATTGTTATTTAAAATGTCGTCAATATTATCTACATCAAAATAATAAGGTTTTGGAATATCAAACGCACAACTACAACATTGACGCACTGAACCATATTGATCTAAACTAACTGATATGAACGGAAAGGTACAATAATTTGTATACTTATTTAGATCGATCAAGATATGCTCCTAATTTATCTCCTAGTTCTCCAAAATCTAAGCCGTTATATTCTCTGCCGCAACAACTGCCGCATTTAAAAGGACGCATCCGGTTACTCGATTTCCCGTCAACCTTCCATGTATCAGGTATAAATTTTTTAAATGCTGGTCTTTCAAGAATTTCATACAAATCATAACGATGCATATTAAATAATTCTAAACCGCCAGATAAATCTAAAATTTTAATATAATTTTCGTCTCTTCTTTCGTTCTTAGGAAAAAATGGTTCTGAACCAAGAAAACAACACGGCGAAACAGTGCCGTCTGCTCCAATATAAATTTCATTTGTTGAATCTTTTCTAGTTCCGGCAACTGATCTGCAATCTACATTTAGATCATTTAATCGAACTTCTTTATACTCTCCATTTACAAAAACACGCTGAACGTTATCTTTACCTTTTACTTTACGTAATTGTTTTAAGGTAAAACTTTGTCGTTCTTCATTTTGGAAAAGTGTAGCATCTTCAAAATTATGCTGGAAAGATTTATCTGAAGGTTGTTCTAGGTTATATAAAAATTTGCCTTTGTGATAAACTTTATGATAGCCTAAACCATTTTCATCGTAGCCACCCCAGCGGGTAGTTTTTTTGATATTAAAATTTTCAAATCCCATTTTGATAGCAATATTTTTTGCTTCTTCTACTTGATGCTCGTTGTGTTTAAAAACAATATAATCCCAATGGGCAACTCCACCGGCATCGATAAAGGCTTCAGCATTTTCCATAATTTTTTTGAAATTAGTATTTCTTCTATATAAGTGATTTGTATCGTCTAACCCATCAATGCTAAATGTACAATAGTTTGCTTTACTTTGTTCTTTACGCATAACTGAACCTAGTTGTGCCCACCAATCAGGTGTCCTTAAACTAGCATTAGTATTGACTGCAAGACCTATAGTAGGATTTATACTTCTTACATATTTGTAAATATCTGAAAAGTCTCTACAAGCACAAGGATCACCGAAATTGCCGCAACTTAAAATTTTCTTTAAGTCTTTAAGGAATTGTTCCGGCCATGCATTTATAAATCCATCTAATGTCCATTCTGTGTTTACCAGTGCAGGATTTTCAAAGCCGTCGCTGGTATATCTAGGACACATAGGGCATGCACTATTACACTTATCGCTAGGTTCCCAGTGAACTTGATCTATTTTACCGTTCCACATTACACTTTCTCGTATGTTTCATAAATTGTTTTGCAATGATCGTAAAAATCACTGTATTCTGGAAATACTTCTAATAAGTTAGTTCCTAATCTTTTATCGTTTTCTGTAAAGAACGAATAAAAGTCTCGTTGTCCTTGTGTTATTCTGTCAGATGCAATAGGATGTGTTTTCATGTAGTTTGTTACACGTTTAAATTTTTCGTATTCTTGAGGATTAAACCAATCCATATTGTTATCAATAAAAGACAAAGTATCATCCATGTAAGATATAAAACTTTGCGGAAGAATGTTAATCATCCAATGTGGTGGTTCTTTTAAATACGGAACATCAAATCTAATAGCATGTTTTCCATATTCATTTCTCCATTCAATCATTTTTTCCATTAAACTTTTATAGTTAGTTACACAGAGTACATTAAATGTACACATTAAACTTACTTCGAAGCCCATATCTAACGCTTTTTTAAGATTACGTTCCCAATGATCTAATTTAAGACCTGTACGCATATACTCTGCTTGTGGACCCCAGGTATCAATGCTAGTAAACAATGTAAATTTTTTAATTTTATTGTTATCAAGTAAACTTTGAATACGAGTGTACATTCTATCCATTTTAGCAGTAGTAACGCCAAGATTGCTATTTAAACTAATCTCTAGTTGCGGAGCTGGCTCGTCTTCTAATAAGTCAAAGAACTGCATTGCTCCTGGATTCATTAAAGGTTCGCCGCCTGTAATACGTAGTGTGTGCAAGTCTTTACGTAAACTAGGCCACCATTTCCAAAATGCTTCTACATAAGGGTTATCATCTTTGGGTCCGTAGTATGTACCGTGCTCTAAAAATTCAATACCGTACTGATTATATGTTAGATCATAATTACCATGTTTTTGTATTTCATCCATCCAAAGAGTACTTGCTTGCGGACAACAATAACCACAGCGATAGTTACATCCGTTACCGAAACTCACTTCTAAATATCTTGGATTAATAGGAGCGTCCCATGGTAATTCTGCTAGTTCCTCAATCATAGGTTCAGCAAAGCTACTTGCACTGTGAAACATTCTATCAGATAAATGTTCACCTTCTAAATCTTCAATGTTCCAGCAGTAATAACATTCTTCAGGACGACCGCCTTCTAGCATTGTTTTACGTTGCTGCTTCTTCCACTCTGTATTGTGTAAGGCACTAGGATCTGCTTCAATTTCTTTTAACGGAATATGATGCGGGCGAGGATGATAACAACTATGATTATCTCCTGTATGCAAATACAATGTTTGATGCAACCATTTCATTGCACAAAATCCTGGTCCGATCTTGTTTAATCGTTTTGCAACATCGTCTACTCGTTTATCTCTACTCATTCATACACCATTTTGTTAAAGTTATTTACGTTACGCTCTTAAAATTATAGCTATGTTTGGCTGCAATCATTATACCATGTTTCTAATTCAGGAAATGTTTTACTAAAATTCCTGTTACGCCTAGAATCCAACGCATTAAAGTATTTTTTAAAACTTTGTTTTCTTTCACTTTTTGTAGTTTCAGACATATGTATAAAACTTTGTTTCATATGTGCAATATTTCTACGTAATTTATCAATTTCATATTCTTTAAATCCATGAAACGTTTTAGAGTAATTCTCGTCTTCTCGATTCTTTATCATAAAGTCTAAGCACTCATTTAAAGTATCTGTGTATTCTTTATATTCAAAAAGATTTTCTACAGCCATCCAATCTGGAGATCTTAGATAAGGAATATCAAACCAAATACGTTGTCTACGTTTTCTTACAAAAGGAGGATGTGTTAAATTTCCCTGTTTAGGAGGTGTTATTTCTAGCTCTGACTGATTTTCAAATCCAAATTCTACTCTTAGATCAAGAATTAATTGTAAAAAATCTTTAAGTCTAGGAACACTCATTAAATTAAATGTATTAATAAATGTAATTTCTGTTCCGTGAGTATTGTTAAGAACAGATTTTACATTTTCTATCATTCTAGCAAAATCTAGTCCTTCTCTTATGTACTCAGCATGTTCTCCTACACTGTCTACACTTACAAATAAACTAAAATGTTTACAAGCAGGTGATACATACCAATTATTTCCTGTATGGGGATTTATCTTTTCTTGATCTTCCCAGATCCGAACTTCTTCTAGTTTTTGCAACTTAGAAATAAATTTATCAAACAGTTCTTGGCTAGGAGGACACATATTACTAGTAATACTTAGATCTAAAAATGCATTAGGATTTTTGTCTACATAGTCTAATACCTTAAAGGTATTTTTGTCCATTAACGGCTCTCCGCCTGTCATTCTAAATACTTTTAATTCTTTGTACAGATCAGGCCACCATTTCCAAAATGCTTGTACATAAGGATTTTCGCTATTAGAAACTTTTATCGGCATTAATCCTTTGTGATCTAAACTGTTTATATCATTATGAAACCCATTTGCTGTTGGCACTGCACCGTGTTCTTTTACTTCAGTTTCCCATGCTGTGCTTAAATGGGGACTGCAATATACACATTTAAAATTACATGCTTGGTTAAAGTTAACTTCTACATAGCGAGGTAGTGCCGTCCATGTTTCTTTTTTTGCATCACGTAGTTTATCTTCTACCCACCATTCACTGCTTCTATAATGTCTATCGCTATAGTGGGGGCCACTTGGAGCGTCTTCTATATTCCAGCAGTATTGACATCCAGAGGGTCTTTCGCCTTTTAGCATCTGTTTTCTTTGTTCTATTTTTTCAGGTGTGTTATGCAGAACACCCGGATTATCATCTAATTGTACAACAGGAATTAAATGAGTCGGAGGGTGGTAACAACTTTGTGTAAGACCTTGCGGAAGATGTAGACTAACTTGATACCATTTAGCCAAACACATGGTAGAAGATATTGTTTCTAAATCTTCTTTAGTCTTTTTTACGTTATCGTAGTACTTACTGCTCATTCCGGATCTATAATTAGCTGTTCTAACTTGCGGTTTCTTTTTGGATTTTGATACAAATGTTTAAAAAACTTGCTTTGTCCTGGAGATAACGGATGATCAATAGTTATACCTAATTGTTCTACTAAAACATCTGTATATTTACACGCTTCTTCGTAAACTGCACTACTTTGAATAGTTGCAAATTCTTCTGACCATAAGTTATTAAGATGTTCAAAATCACGAACTTGCACATAATCCCATTCTGTACACATAGTTTTATACAATCCTGCTCTAGTTCCTAAAATTGCATAATCTCCGTTCTTTATATCGGCACCTATCATTGCCCACACATATAACATGTGTAAGTTTTTCCAGTGCGCCTTTTGTAAAAATTCTGATTTACCTACTCTTACACCTCTGTCAAGTGCAAGTTTTACACCTTCTCTAAACCCTGCTCGCCAGGCTTGCTGTGGAGTTGCATTATTATATACTGTAGAATAGCAACTATTCATTTGGATATATTTTGCGTCCCAACAAAAATCTACCTGTGCATGTTCGTTGTTAGGATCAGCATTTTCATGAGTGCGCATGTTAAGCACATATTCTTTAGGCCAACATTTTAATCCGCCATTACCGTACATTAAACTATTAATAACATTTTGTCCGCACCAACTAATTACTGTTTTTTCTAAACTTTTGTGCTCTGTAAAATCAATTTCTTGATTGATAAAATTTTCATCAATGATGTTATCACCATCAACTGTAATAAATCTATCTGTTTCTGAAATATTTGCACACGCTTTATGTGCTGCATCGCTTCCGTGAACTCCATGAACTCTTTTTGCCCAGGGAACTTTTGTGCATAAATCTGCGTAATTTTCTTCAGCGTTCGGCTCGTCGTAACTTAAATAAATTATATCACAATCTGCTACTCTAAACTTCATTTTCTACCTTTCTGTATGCATATACATCAAATTTTTTATTAGTATATAGGCTTATAGCAGTATTGTCAAGTTCAAAATTATCCGTAAATGGAAAGTCTAATCCACCTCTGCTAATTAATTGACGCATGTCAAATTCTAAACGTCTGTAAAAAATATTAGGATTTCTTTTTTTTGTAATGCTAAAGTCAAATACTCTATCAAAATGTGCGCCCGACAAGGCTGTCTGCAATTCTTTACCTATTAAAATTTTCCAGCATTTTTCTTTACAATTTTGCTCAATTAAAATATCATAATCTTTAGAATATCTATCCGGTACTTCATATAAAAATTCGTTTACATCACTGTTGTCAGTTGCATCTTCTACATTCTTTTTATTTTTTAAAACAAATTTTTTAGTTTTAATATCCATTACTACTGATAAGAATTTAAAAGGAACAATTCCTAACATTGCTTCTTTTACTTCTTCATGATCAACTACAATGTAAGATCCGTGTTCTTTGTTTTCAACATTAGATATTCCTATCACTTCTCCTGTTTCAGTATCGTAATAAACATAACTCTTAAACATTATTCTAATCCTATTGCATTAGCATATCTATCTAAAAACTCTTGTCGAACAAAGTCATTTTCTGTGTAATGAAATACGCCTTGTTGCAAGGTATTTCCTATTGTTAACAAGCAATCGTCTGTTAAGTATGCACCTACCTTTGTTTGCCAACTAGTTGGCATGTGTCTCCATTCTTGTATTCTTGGCTTCATATGTACTAACATAGGAAATTTTGATTTAGAATTTACTACTTCAGTGTCAATATCTAAAATTTTACTTACAATAGCATATGTTATATCCATGCTCGGTAGTTTGGGATAAAATTCTTTGCAAAATTGTCCATAGAAAAATTCCCAGTTGTTAGATACTAATTCTACCCATTTATAAAAATTATGTGCTTCTGGTCCTTTTTTGAAGTAATGTACAGCACTATATAGATTAGGTAGTTTGTTTTTAGTAAATGCTTTTCTATAATAATCGCTTGTAACTTCTTTATGACGATATGTATGTGCTGTTGTTAAAAAGTATAAATTATAATTTGCAAGTGTCTTCCAAAAATCATTTAAACTTTGTAAAACTAATATGTCAGTGTCTAAAACTATAGTTTCTTCATAAGGACTTGCATGATATATTTTCCATCTATCTGTGGTGGCAAATCTATCTACTTTATTATTAGACCAAGGTATCTTTACAATTTTATCAAATAATTTTTTATATTTGGATGGAATTTTATCGTTGGTTATAACACTTATAGGAAACATATTTCCTGTATGTTTAATGCTCATAGCACAAAGACATGCTTGTAATACATAGTCTTTGCCAACTGCCATCATAACAAATCCTTTAGACATCGAGTACCTCGTCTATACATCTGTTTAAACTAAATTTATTCATTACATGAATATTATAATGTTTGAATCTTGCCGCAGTATATTCTCCACGATGCGATTGTTTCTCTAATAAAAACAGCATTTCGTCGTTGTCTATTTTATGCAAAATATCTTTGTCAGTGGTGTAAAAAAGTTTTCCTGGCATTTCTTTTGCAAACATAGTTCCTGATTGAAATCCGTTCATAATATGAATTGCTATACTAAATGCATGATCATTTCTATACACTACTCTGTTAAGTTGATACACGTTTTTATAGTGAGTCCAATTTTCTTGTATGTGTTGTACTAGGTCAAAGAAAATTTTATTAGACTCAGTTTTTCTAAAAAATACACAAGTAGCCCAATAAAAATCTATACTCGAGTCACTAATATATTCAAATTCTCTATAATCTCTAAAATCGGCTAAGTCGTATGCTGTTTTATAAATTAAAAAATTATTAGGCTGTGTGAAACACCATTTATATAAGTCGTTGTTAACAACAATATCGCTATCTAACAAAAGAGTTTCGTCATAAGGACTAACATCATATGCCAGTGTCCTAGTTTCGTTTTTAAATTCTAATTTCTTTTCTACTAAAGTTCCGTCGTGGTATCTTTTAAATGTGTGATTTTCTGTCTTACTGAGTGTTGTATCTTTAGATAAATCTTTTTTATTCCATACAATATTAATAACTCTGTCAAACACAGTTTCGTAATCTGGAAAGGACAATCGCAGATAATCACCACTATCTGTAACAATAGTAGTAGGTAGTTGTAAGTATTTTTTTACCTGCTTTGCTAAAAAGTACGCTTGTTTTACATAGTCTACGGTATTGTTGTTTCTAGCAAATACTAAAACGCCTTTACTCATAGTTCTACTAATTTTTCTACACTTCGGTTAGATTTTAATTTTTGATATTCTGTGTTAAATTTATTAGTTGCAATAAAATATGTGTCTAAAATATCTTCTAAAAATTTGTTTATGTCATCTATTTTTACAGGAATATCGTTGTCGTCAATTAACACCACGGATTCTCTTTTAAAATTTACAAGAGTAGAACAGAAGCATATGAGCTCTCGGTTTACTGTAAATTTACTACCGCTGGTATAATAAATAAGATCTTGATAAACGCTTTCTTGCAGGATACGTTTTTGATTATTAAGCGTAATCATGTAATTAGAAAAGTCAAGTGCTTTTTCTAATCTTTCGTCCATAATATTCTCCTTAGACTATAAATTGTATTATAGCAAATATAGTCTAAGGTGTCAAGTATTAAAGTGTGGAAATGTTAGTACCAGTAGGGGCAGCAACATCTACATAGTCGCCCGATGGTCTAAAATATTTTACAATGCTTTTTACAGGAGCAGTAACTGACTCGTCTGTTGCATAATTATAACCATCAGCAATTTGATCGTCACCTTGGTCGTCATCGTTGAATTCAATTCTTATGTAAATTTTAAACACACCTGTAGTAGGATCTGCAGGAACAGCATCTCTACGTGCATAAATTGTGTAATCATTTTCTGCGTATACAGATCCTAGTTCGCCTTCTTTAGAATAAACTACTTGATTAGTTTCTGTTAAGTCCCAGAAACCTATGTTAGTAGCTGCATAATTACGATTTAAGTAAACAGTATCACCGTCTGCGTCAGGGTCTTGGCTAGTTGTAGCATTAGGGCCAAAACTTATAATACCCATATTTAAAAGCATTAAATACCAATCGCGCTGTTTAGTATTTTGCGTTGTTCCTTGAGCTACTTCTGCTTGCATGTTAATTCTGCCGCCAGCGTTGAAGTAATGTCTTGCATGATCGTAGTTTGTAAAATTCACTGAAAACTCATGGACTAGATTATCTTGTCCTGCTGTCCAAGCTGAACTTTTAGTAGAAGAAACTGGTTGGTTTGTACTAGTTTTTAATTCAAGATTTTCAGCTTGGCTGGTAGCTAATTTAAAACGTTCTGCATCAGATTTAATAGTTGCTGTTAGATCTTCGTAATTAACATAACCTTTTAAATCTCCATCTGCTGGAAGAACTCCTGGAGTATCAGTTCCGCCAGTATCATCTGTAATTAAGTCGCCTGGCTGAACATTTGCAATAACATCTGAAGGTAATAATCCTGTTTGATGTACTCTACATTTAATTAAATCGTTATAAAGTTTTTGCATGTCAGTAGCTTCTACTAACTTTACATTGCCGCCTTGTACTTGGACACTTTCTACCGTTTGTCCGTATCCAAAATTGCCAGAACCATTTCCTAGCACTAGAGATATATCTGTTTGTATGTTATTGTATCGGGTGGCGGTTAAAAGATCACCTTGGGCCATAATGTAGTACTCCTATTACATTAACTACGTAGTTTATTTATACTTTTAGGAAACATTCAACTAATTTTTCTGAAACATCAGAGTTAGTTTCTAATGCTACTCCTACAAGCTCTCCCTGGCCCTCAATGCTTGCTAGCCCATCTTGGGCTACAAAAACTTTATCCCCTTTCTTAACAGCACCTATAATTCTAACAGGTACTCTTCCTTTTAATGCTACTGCTTGTCCTTGTGCTTCTGCATTCATTAAGAAAGCAGGCTTTTCTGAAATTACACCAGCTACAACACTTGCAGGTGTTGCTAATGCCATTTCGTGTTCTTCGTGCTCACAAACTGCGACTACTGTGCCTACTGAATATTCAGCTTCTGTAGTATATTTTTCTGCTAAATCAGCATATTTTGCACCAGTAGATATACCGTTAAAGAAATTTGCTGTTAAATTGCCGCTTCCATCTCTTAAAGCAACAGTGTTTACACCAGAATTAATACTAGGTAGATAAGTTGTTGTTCCGCTATCCGGAGTCAATCCTCCTGCTACTGTTGCAACACCGACAAAATTATCAGCATAAACATTGCTCCATTTTAAAACGGAGGTTCCTAGACTAAAGGCAGAGCTAGAGGCAGGATTAATTCCTGTGCTTTGAATTGTTACACTATGTACTGCTGTTCCAGATTGGTTGTTTGCTTTAAATTTAATTAGGTTATTATTGCCAACGGCGTTTTGTATTACACCTTGATTATCGTTTTCGATGTAAATTTTTAAATCTAAGCCATCACCGATTGCAATACCATCATCTGTAAATTCAGCAATACCAGTAAACGCTGCTGCGCCAGCTCTTATATAGTCAGAAGCTTCGAAGCCGCCTAATCTATCTGAGTCAGCTGCTGTGCCCCAATATCTGTGACCAGTTGTAGTAACACCTGTCTGATAATTTGTATTAACAAGAGTTAAGCCTTGTTTAATATGAGTAAATCCTGGAATAGCGTTTTCTTGATCTGAAGAGTCAATTTCAAAACTATCAGCAGAAACTGTGTATATTGGATTATTTTCTGCATATGCTATCATAACATTATGATTTACCGCAAGCACGTCTCTTACTTGACGTGTAACCATTTGTGTAATGTTACCAGCAGTTCCCTGGGGGCCGACTAAAACATATCCGCCACTACCTAAAGCATATAATTGTTCGTTAGCAGTGTCCCACCAAAAATCACCTATGGTCAAGCCAGTCGGTGCTGTAGCACTTACTTCCGCTCCACCTGTGGTACGGAACTTTGTTCCATCGTAAAACTTTAATTTTGAACTACCACTGTCGTACCATATTTGTCCTGATATTGCCTTAGGCGGTTCGTTAGCACTAGAAAAGTTTTCTAATAAAAATAAAAAGTTTTCGTTTTGGATTTCACCATATCCTGCGTAGTTTTTTCCTATGAACTTAAGATCAGTTGTTTGATCTACTGTTCCATCTTCTACAACAGTTATTGGTGTGTTGTTGTAACGATCAATTTGATAAGCCATGTTTCTTTAACCCCATATACACATGTATTTATTCATATTAAACACTAGACGCTGGTCCAGATGTTAGCTGCCACTCATTAGTTCCACCGTTGTCTACCACTATATAGTGTTTTAGATCACGTGTAATAGTTACATTTACAGAACCTGTTGCATCTGTACCTTGTGACACTGACTGTATTACTGTTTTATTATTAGTTCCGTTACTGTCAACTGCTGTTGTTGCAACTACAATATTTCCTGAAGTATTAGGTTGCTGTGAAACTGTAACCTCAATACCTGTAACTGTTGCTCCAGCAAGAGATGTAGTATGAATGCTTGCTGTTCTACCAACTGCTGAATCTGCGGGCGAATATAAATCGCTTAAAACACTTATAATATTTGCTGGTGATAATCCTGTAACATCTAAACTAAATCCTACGTGGGAACTTGCTAGAAGATCGTCAACATATCCTTTATTTGTTGCATGTGTTGATCCGCTAGGTGATGCTACATTTGTTATTTGATTATTGTTAACATTAATAACACCTGTTGGATTTAAATTTAAATCCCCCGAAGTAGTGGAAATAGTATTAGCAGAATCTACACCTACTTCAATAGAGCCAGCTGTTACATTAGTTAATGCACCTACACTTGTTACAGCAGGAGCACTGGTAACATTGTATAATGTAGTAGAATCTAACATTAAGGATCCGTCAATATAATATCCCTTATTATTTGGAATATTAAGATCCGTACTAATTTGCCAGGCGTCAGTGCCAAAATCCCAAGTTATAGTTTTGTCATCGCCCTGCACTTTAACAAGAATACCTGCACCATCTGCTTGTGCTTCAGTTAGCATAGTACTATCGTCTGTAATACCTAATTCAATATTTTTGTCTGCTATTCTTAATATAGTACTATCAACACTTGTAGTAGTTCCTTCAACTATTAAGTTGCCGGCAATTCTAGCATCACCTTCTACGTCTAATGTATGTGACGGAGTAGCTGTAAATATGCCAACTCTTTCTTCCTGAGCATCAACAAATATAGCATTTTTTGTAATACCTTCAGCATTCACTGTTACTGCAAAGTCTTGGTTTTTAAGTCTACTTTCTAAAACTATCCTAGTACCACTTACTTTAAGAGATGTATTAGAACCTGTACCAATTGTTAAACCATTATTATTATCTATAAACAATGTACCTGTCATTGTTCCTGCTCTATCTGCTGGAACAAATTGGTCGGCACTAATAACTTCGCCTGCTTGATTGATAACATTTTGTGCTAGTTTTGCAGTACCGTGATAGACGAATCCTGTTTCATCTATAAAATTAAATCCTTTAAGAATATTCTCTGAAAGTTCTGCAGGTAAACTTGCACTAGGATTAGGTGTAAATTCTTGGTTACTTAAAATAGCAACTAATTGTCCGGCGAGATATAATTCTGCAACTGTACGTTCTCTTTCTAGTGTATCAGTTATTGTTCTAATTTTAAATCCGCTTTCACCTTGCTGTTCAGTATATATTGGACCTGCAAGAATTGGTCCTGAACTAGGACTAGTTGCAAAGAACAATTGTTTAGTAAACGGATTAATGTATAGATCACCTTCTGTAAGAGTAGGAGTGTCTGAACTTACAATAGGGGCGCCGGCAGTTTCAAAATCTTCACCGTTGTATACTTTAATACGTCCATTGTTTGTATCATACCATATTTGTCCTCTAATAGGATTACTAGGAGCAAAACCAGCAGCAAAATTTTCTAATAATTTTACAAAATTTTCGTTAAACTGTTCGCCGAATCCTACATAGTTTCTGCCTATTAATGTTAAATCAGTAGAATTAGTATCTACTATTCCATCAATTAGATCAACTAATAAAGATCCGTCACTTTTATTAATTTGATAACTCATAATTCAATTTTCCCAGTAAATATGATATAGTTGATTGCTAAAAATGGATTCATTACATCTAACGCATTGCCAAGATTTTTAATCGTATCTCCTGTGACAGGATCGGGAATCACATCAGCTAAAACTCCGCCTGATCTTGGATATCCTTGTCCTTGATTATCATCTGCAGAATCAATTGTATAAGGCTGACTTATTGATTCTGCCGGGCTTGTTCCGTCGTTTAACTTAGGATCTTTACTCATTGCATAAAACTGTTTTACAATATCTCCTTCGACATCAGATTGTAATGTATGTTCATGCTCTGGTAAATTATCTATATCAATTGTAACTTCTTGTGAGCCTTCTTTATTACCTAGCTCTGCAGCTCTTTGGCCTGTAACTACTCCTGCGGCAGTACCTCCCATATTGTCAAGACCTAAAGGTAATCGTCCTCTTAAATCTGGTAGACCAAATTTATTTTCACTAGGATTATCTTTAAATGCTGTTCCTATTGTGTCGAACAATAGTTCGTAGGTTTCTTCGTCCACTTCTCTTCCGTCGCATACTAACCATATTCCGCCATTGTATAATACTCTACCATCTGATGGAATAATTCCTGCATATGGTACTACAGTTCCTGGAGGAGTAACTGGGACTAAATTTAAAAGTGTACGTGTACTTGTCTTTTTTAATCCAGTGTCATTGCCAGAAATTCGATTAATTAACAATTCGTCATCGAACAAATTAGTTACGACAGGATTTTTTCCTGAAATAAACGTATTAGCAACAGAAGTAGTAAATGTTTTTGTGTTTCCGCCTGTCGAACCATCAAACGATATTTGATTTGCTGTTATATCACCTGTGATTATAAATGTAGTAGCACTAGTGATTCTATTTGCCCTAGTAGCTGTTCCGGAAAGTGTACCTGTTACATCACCTTCTAAATCACCAATAAATTTGTTAGCGTAAACATTTCTATATTTTAATAATTGTGTTCCAATGTCACGAGTAAGAGAACCGTCTGGTAAAATGTTTGTAAAAGTAGTATCTCCTGCAACATTTAAATCGCCGCCGATATATGTATTTTTTGCAACACCTAGCCCACCTTTGGTTACAATTGCTCCAGATCCAAATGTTGTACTTTCTGCTACTCCGTTTACAAGTAACGAATCACTTGCTTGAATTGTACCTGTTACATCTAATGCGTATCCTGGATTTTGATTATTAATACCAACATTAGTAGATGCATCTACTTTAATTACAGTTTTGTTAATGCCTTCGTCATTAACTCTTATATCAATTGCAGCTCCACTTGTGTTATGTTGAATAATTGCAGACTCGCCTTCGACGCCGACAGTTAATTGGCCTCCACTACCTACTAATAATCCGCTGTTGTTCTTTATTCTAAGCTGTTGATTTGTAGTAGAAATAACATCGCTTCTTAAAAAGTTACTTGCTAATACTGTTTCTGCACCAACTAGTAAATTTTCTGCTTTTTCTGCTGTACCAATTATTTTAGGTATTCCGCTGGCTCCGAATGTATTGAAACTAAGATTTATTCCTGCTTTTAAACTTGAAAATCCTGGTATAGTTGTCTTAGGGGTAAATGCTTCTCCGCTAATTATAGCAACTGGAACTGCATCTACTTCTACTCGTATAATACTGTGCTCTAAATTATCTATACCTATAATTCTTTCTGGAGAGGCTCCTGTTGCTAGTCCATCACTAAATTGCGGTCCTACTAGAGTCCAGCCTGCACCTGTAAACAAATAAAGTTGTTGATTATCAGTATCTGACCATAAGTCGCCAGCAACACTAGCACTTGCTTCAGGTTGTGTATCTCCTTTCTTTAAATTGCCAGCGGCAACAAATTGAGTAGAGTCGTAAATTTTTAATTGCGGAGATGCTGCGTTTGTATCGTACCATAATTGTCCTGTTACAGGCCTACTAGGTTCAGTAGAACTTGCAAAATTTTCTAGTAGATGTAAAAAGTTTTCTGCTATTGCTTCGCCGTAGCTCGTTACACTTCTACCAGGAAATTTTAAATCTGTTTCCTGATTAATAGTTCCATCTTCTATAATTATAGTGCCATTGTCTACCGCATTTGTAAAACTAATAGTATATGCCATTTATTATACCCCCGATAGACTCTGAATACGCACTGTGTAGTCGATTTGTATAAGTCTGTTGAGTGACTTTTGTACAGGATGGAAAATTACATGGGTTAATAATCTACCAGAACCGCTAGGATCGTATGCCCTTAATCCTAGTTCATCAAATACATATAAACTATCACTTTGCGTTGCTGTGTCAAACGCATCCTGGCCGTTTGGCTCACTATAATCTAACAAACAACTTACTACTACATCTGTATAGTTTGTGCCACTTACGTGTCTTGTTTCTATTTTATTACGCACAGGATCAACATTGTTAACACTCCTGTCGTCAACAATTTTAGTATACGTTTGATTGTATAAACTTGCATTTGTTCCTGTAGAGTTTGGAGTTAGGTATGTAATTATACCTGTTTCGTCTACGCTAGTTCCGCCATTTCCAAAACTCATTTCATAAATCCAGCTAGTGCCAGCATTTGCTACACTTTCTGCAAGACTTATACTCATGTTTTCATAATGGATTGCATTTCTTTTATTGACATATTCAACATCATTCTCTGGATCGAAAATCCGAATGTGCCCTTGTATCAATAAGCTCTGTGAATCTTGTAATTTTTCCATTTTAATTCCTTGACATCGTATTTATTAAGGTAAGTCCACCTCTACTGATCTTATAAATCTTGCTACTTCAGATTCTGAATTTCTTAATGAAACACCCGGTAAACTAAAGGTTTTACCTGTTTTCTTAACAAACTGGATTCTTGCATTAGCATTTGGTGCATCTACTAAAGTAACTGTATTAGTTGCTGTGTCTACACTGTACTGTGCAGGTAATGTTATATCTCCTGCCGGAGAATCTTGATCTACGGTATAATCATAAACATTTATGTCATATTTACGTAATCTAGTACCGCCTACAAAAACTTCTAACTCATCTATACTAGAAATATCAAAGTTTACTGTATATGTTGTTCCGCCAGTATTTTCAGCTGTATCTACAATTGTTTCGTCTTTGTAAGGTATAGTTTCTGTAACACCCTGATTGTAAACTCTGGTTCCTGCTTCGTGTAATTCTTTGATACCTGTTCCTAGAGTGCCTCGTCTAAGTTGTCTTAAACGATTATCTTGAATTACAAAGTATTCGATACGTTCGCCATTGATAAACACAACACCTGGTATATTTTTTGCCTTGTTTGGTTCAGGCAATCCTTCTACCGAATCTAATTCAATAGCAGTGTCATACCAATTTAAATCTTGTGCAAGAGTATATCTATATGTATCGTTAAGACGCTTGTAGTGTGTTCTATTAAGCATATCTTTAAATACTCTATATCCAAACTTGCCAGATATCGGCGTTCCTCTAACTTGTAGGATGTCTATTACATCATTTTCTGTTAAATCTTTTTCAATTCTTAGATATTGTCTATCATCAGTTAGTGTATAATCAACATTAGGTGTTAATCTACTTCCGTTAACTAAAACAAAAACATATTGTACATCTGTTGCAGCTTCAGATAGTTTGATCAATCCGTTAGTTAAGCTACGATATTCGTTGTAATCAGTTAAACTAGGATCTAGTGTAATTTTTGAAACAACTTCTAAATTAAATCTATCAAAGTTTTGTAAATCGTGGTTTGTAAACGTTACAATTTTTATTTGAGCATCTTGAGCTGGTGCTGTGTTAAATTGTATTGTTCCATTATTAACCGTGTATTCTCCGGTGTGTACGTAAACTTTTAATCTATCTCCTGTATTACCAACGCCAGTAGACAACTCTATACTAGAATTTGCACTGCTCCATCGATATTGAATATTTTTTGTAAGTAATTCGTCGTTTAAGAAAACAGAAATATTTTCAGCTACAATTGTACTAGGTTCTTGTTGATATTGTCTTAGCACATATTCTCTAGTAGAACTTACAGTAAATGTTTCATTATAATCTGCTATTAATGCAAGATTATCTACAAAAACAAGCATATTTTGTTCTACAGGAGATTTATATAAAGGTACATTGTCTAATACAAAGTTCACAGTATTTCCGTCGCCTACTTCTAATTGTTCTGCAACAACACTGTATGACTGATCTCCTGCGCCGAATACACTGTATCTTATAATATTACCAGCAAACGGAGGTTCATCAAATCTTAATACTAATCTGCCTTGATCATCACCGAATGTTTCGTCGGCTTCCACTAATGTAACATTAACAGGTATACCGGCTACAGTAACATACACTTGTAAGTCTTCCGCAAACGGAACCTGAGTAATATAGTTATTAACTGCTTCTTCTGCAACAAATTCATCAATATCGTAAATGTTTGCTCCAGCTTGATCCATCAATACAATACTTACTAGATTTTCTCCAGTAATAATACCATTTCCTGATTCAGGTAACGTAACTGTACTATTTGCCATATTAAGTGTTATGTCACTAGTGTTTATCACTGTATCATTAATTTTTGCAAATATACTTGCTGTATTTGCAGGAAGATTATCAACTGTGAATACACTAGTATAAGGATCTACCTTGAATGTGTAAACATACATTTTACTAGAGCCGTCACCTGGGCGATCGTACACTTTAATATCTAGTGTATCTACAACGTGTCCTGGAACTACTTCTTCTGGTCCAGAAGTATTAGTTATAGTTACTATTCCGTCTCCGTCTACAATAATGTCTTCTGCTCGAAGCCCTGTTGCTGTAGAATAATTAAGATCACCGCCCTGTAATTGAGTATCATAACTTGTAGGATCTGGTGTAATAGATCCGTCGCTGGTAATTTTTCTTACTACAAACAAATCGTCAGACGCAGAACTAATACCATAATCGTCTAAGTCTAGATAATCCGTAACGCCGTCACCTGTTAAACTTGGCATCAATGCATTGGCATTAGTTTGATCCTGTGTGCCATAGTTTTCGTCATCTATGCGTACACCATTTTTATAAACATTGTACACAACACCGTTTTCTAATGGTTGACTTAATTGTAATCTAATAGTACTACCATCTAATTGGAATACTTCGTCTTCATAAGTTGTGTCATAGTCATCCCAAGTACTGGTATACCAACCATCTAATTCTGTCATCCATCCTGCTGCTCCAGCAAAACTGAAACTTGTAATTTCAACTCCGCCGTAGTCTACACCTGTCATTAACTGTGGTAAATCTTTGCCCAACTGTCCAGTTGTAGGATTATAGTAATGTTGTATTCTATCAGCTGCTGAAAGAACACTGATGTCTTTATTATAAGATACAACAATTTCACTTCCACTAGCAGGCGGTGTAGTAAATTCTATTTCTCCTAGCTGTCTAGTAAATCCTAGGCTTGTGTCTTCTTTATTATAATAGGTGTAATTATTTTGTAAAACTTCTACACCGTTAACTTTTATGTCAATAGCAGTAACATCATAAGATATAGGCCATTTTAATGTAAACACTGTGGTATTTGTTCCGCCTACAAATGTTTCTGTTTCTGCGATTTCATTAATTTCGTATCTGCCTTGAATTCTATCGAACTTAAGAACTGTTCTAGCAGAGCGGACTACGTTATCTCCGATGATAGCAACTGCTCTAGCTGCCGTGCCACCTTCGTCTAATCCGCCTTCGATTGTAATTACAGGTGTTTTTGTAAATCCATTGCCTACATCAAGTATTTCTATTGCATTTACTTTTCCGTTGCTTACATATGCTACTGCTTTAGCTGTTGTTTCAACGTCAAATACAACCTGCGGAGCTTGAATATATCCGTTGCCGCTGTCTGCAATTTTGATATCCACAAGTTGGAACTTGTTATTTTCTTGCCACGCTAAGTCTGGATAACTTAATGCTCCTTCACTTACACTAGATATTGTTCCGTTGTCATATGTAAAATTACGTGTGGTAATTTTTCTTAACGATTCATTATAATAAGGCGGTAAATCAAAATCACTAACAAAATTTTGAGCAGTATCAGCGGATTCGTAAGAACTTATAAACTCTCTTACTTTAGTTCTAAAAGGTTTAGCTTCGTTGATAAAGTCTTCATAATTTTCTAAATTGTCATTTTCAAAATTAATTTTTTGCTCAAGATTTCCTACATTATGTTTTGCTTTTACAAAACTAGATTTAAATGCCCAATCTATGTAATTTTGTTCGCTGAACGCATATCTTACACTTGCAAAGAACAACTCATTATAATGTATAGCAAGCTCATCAACAAAAATACTATCTCGTAAAGTTTCTAAGATAACACGAGTTTCTGTGATAGGTAGATTATCATAGAATGTTAAATCAAACGTATCACTATCATAACCTATTTTATTTGCAGCTGTATCATAAAGAGTATTCTTAAACTGGATAGTACCGTTCTGTCTACCTACTGTCTTAAAGTTTACTGTGTAGTCAACATTTTCTTGATCGTCTATTTGTTCTAATAATAGCCAGCCACCTGTACCTACATTATTAATCTTCACGAGATCGCCTACTTCAGATTCTAAGAAATCTAATTCGTAACTTTGATCTATTATATAATCTATTTTACTAAACTCGCTGTATGTGTCGGCATACCAATCTACATAGTTCCAATACTGACTTGTATCATATTGCTGTGCAGTAATCTTTTCCCATTCTTCTAAATCAAAATTCCATCTAGATAGTGTCCAACGTCCTCTAGCACTAGAGTCAGCATTTACAAGAACACTAAAGTTTCTTAAAGTAACCGTTGTTTCGTCGGTGTATTTGTCTCCGCCTGACACAACAACTACGTTTGCTATTCCGCCAGACGAGTTTAGTTCAAACTCTAATACTGCTCCTGATCCAATACCGTCTACTTTATACGACGGTGGCACTAGATATCCTCTGCCTGGATCAACAATGTCAACTCTAGTAATAGATCCTTCAACAATTACAGGTGTTAATTGTGCAGTTTTTAATCTAGCTGTACCTACAAATTGAAGTTCTTGTTCTGTATCTAAAATTAAATCGTATAAATTTGTAGATATAGACGGTGGTGCTTCTTTTTCAAACAATCTATCCAAGTCATAATCATCTACAATTAAATAGTTTTTAAGAGTAGAATTAGTTCTTTCTATAAGTTGTTTTAGAGCTTCTACCTTATTGACAAACATACTTTGTCTTGGTTTATTAAGTACTCCGTATTGTTGTTTTGCCTTTAAATTAATATCAGGAACTGGCCTGTCATAAGCGTCATAACCAACTAAACTATCAAACCATTTTTGTTCTATATCTCTATTCGGAGTGCTGGTTGCAAGTCCTTCTGTGATAATTTGATACTGAGAGTGAATATTTCTAGTTGTATCATCTACTGTCCAATATTGGAAATTAATAGCAACATCTCTGTCAGATAATAATCCATCGCAGTTATGAACTATAAATTTATTATCTTTTAATAGGCTTACAAATTTATATCCTTGGATATGCGGGTTTCTAATTAAGTTTTCTACTTCGTTACAACTAATTGTTCTTGGTGCTAGATCAGGAACAATAACTTTGTCTGACACCCAGAAATAATACTTATTAGAGAATGTTTGCGAAACTGAGTCAAAAATTGATTTTTGTACGTAAATTTCATCACCGTATTTAGGTTGTCCGCTTATACCTTCATTAAGACCTTCTTCTGTGTCTGCCAATTCTGCCCATTCTGAAGGAAGATAATTACTTTCTACCCATTCGCATACTTCTACATCTGTACCTTCAAATAATGTATTCCATGTATTTGTTTGATATATTGTATTTCCTTGGTAAGGATTAACCCACAGTCCTTGACTAAGATTCCACCATAGTTGTCCAACTTGTCGTTCTCCCCAAGTTGCTAGTTCGTCTACAGTAACTTGAGTTGTTCCTACAGAATACACAGCAGGATCATAGTGTACTTTATAACTAATATTTTGATCAGCTATTCCTGCAATTTTGCCTTGAATAGGATCTATAAAGTCTAGTCGTTCTATCAGCTGATTAGTATCCGTATTGTATAAAAATATTCCTTTTATCTTTTCTAAATCTACCATGTCAATTGGCGATCTAATTATTTCAATACATTTACTATTTCTTTCTTTTCTAAAATCTTGTACAATTCCCTGATATGTTTCGCTATCAGTATATGTAGGATTAGCAATGTATACGTGATTATTATTGAATAATATTTCTTTGCCGTAGCCTACCATGTCTTCCAGATCTGTTTCTAAAGACTGTGCAGGAATATATGTAGTATCTACTTTTTCAAATACATGCACACTTCCGATATTCTTATTAGTTTTAAAGAAAGTTGTAAAGCCATTGTCAAATAAGGTTTCTTGTCCGCTTAACTCACTATCTTTGTCTAAAACATAATCAGTTCCATATATTAAATTTGAAAATTCTACTAGTTGTGAGTGTACATTAAATGTTGTATCTAAAGTAATGTCTCCACGACTGCTAGTGACAGCAACACTGTCGTTTAATCCATGTACTTTAAATCCAAACTGATCGTCTACTTCTACATTTGGACTTATTAATCGTTGAGTTAAGTCAAATCCAGAGTCTTTTAATTCGTAAACACTTACTGTGCCTTTATTTGCAACAGTATTAATTACATTGCCTTCTTCGTCTTTGTCGACATCGTTGTACGGTTCGCCTACAAACAAAGTTTTTCCGTCAGGGCTTAAACTAATACTACTACCGAATCGTGTATCAGCAATGTCTGCATCAATAACTTGATCTAAAATAAACTTACCGTCTTGTTTTCTATAAACCACCAATGTTTCATCTGTAACACTATCAGTAAGTTGTTTTGATACTGCACAAACTAAAACATCTCCAGTTGTATCAACAGTAAAGTTATCTGCGAATCGTAAAATATCTAAATCTTCTCTAATAGAGTAATAAGTGTCATCACCGATTGTAACTTGTGCATTGCTAGGAAGATAACCTAAGTAAGTTACTGGAGTGGTAATTTCTTCCCAATCATTTGCATCAAATGCTCCAGGTGATACATTTGTAATTGCAACATATAAAGTATCGCTGTTTACTACAATTTCACCTATACGGTAGAACAATTCTGAATCGAATGCTCCTCTATAATTTTCATCACGATCTAATGCATATCCTAGTTCTTCGGTGTGTTTGACAAAGAATAATTTTCCTATGCCGCCGCGAGCGCCTACAAAAATATTTGTTGTATCGCCGTTGATGCTTATTTTTACAGAAGAACCTAATTCTAAATCTTGAGCTGTTTCAGGAACAACATAAGCACCTACTAGGGTAAATGTGGTGCCTGATTTTTCATAAACAAAATATGCTCCTTGATCTGTGTACCCTTGATCTGTGGTTCCTAAATCTGATAAGGGAATATTGTATACCTGTGTCCAGTCATTGTTGTTACTACTAGGAATATTAGGTTCTCTAGGAACTCCAGACACTGTAGTTTTATCATAAAACCAATATTCGCCGTCTACGATAGTTGGTACTGTTGCAAGATTAAATTCTTCGTTTGGATTTCTAACTACAAACAACGGACCTATATTGCTGTTAGCTAAACTAGTTCCAACTATGTCACCCATAGGCTGTAGCGCACCGGCCTGCACGTAATCTTTGTATATTATTTCTGAAGGTTCTCCGTAGCTTCCTCCATCAGTCCATGATCCTGTTACATTCTTAACATATATTCTTACATCGTTAAAATTACGTTGATAGAACATTACTTCAGCTTCTGCACCTGTAGTAGAATCTTTAACAATAGTTCCGCTACCGTTATCTACAAATGTACCCGATCCTGAATCATATTCGTATCTAGGAGTAGGTTCAAACGGATCTCTAGTCTCTGGATCAAATTCTTCAAACGTAAAATCAATGTATCCGTCCCAGATGTCAAAAATTGCATGCTCGTCATTGATATAATCTGCATCTATTCTTGCAAGTGGAAGATTTGTTGCTCCTGGAACTTGAATTCTAAATGAATCGCCTATGTTTTTAGAACTAGCAAAGTCTACATCTGATCTTACTGTCCAGAAATTATTGTTATAAACTCTACGTAAATTATTATTGTCGCCTTCCCATGTTAATTGTGCAAGAAAACTTGCTTGATCGTTGAGTGTGATTTGTAGGCCTATATCCGCAACTTTGTCTAGAATATTATAGTAATCAAATGCATTTCTTGTATCTGTGTCTAACAAATAATCTACAAATACTAGACCCTTACCTTCATCTATTTTATCACCTGTTGGTATTTCGTAAGATGGAGTGTTTATCATCCAAAAACCATTTGTAGAATTGTAAACATCTCTGAATTGTTCTGCATATTCTCCTACAAATAATCCATTTGCTAGATCAATTCGACCAGTTTCGTCAAAACGTCCACTTACATTTTTAAGATAAATTATAGAAGAATTAAAAATTTCTCTTGCATATGCAACTTCACCGCTGGCTGTATCGCTGGTTACAATATCTCCAGCAATAACAGAATTATCTGTATTAGCAACTACAATGACTTGCTCAATCTTATCAACAATTGTATGAGTTCCACTCACAAATGTTTCTAATTCTGGTATTGCTCCTGCAAACGGTGTATAACCAAATGTGTTAATGAAACTGTTAATATTCCAACGTAGAACAGTTCTGTCACCTGCTTTACTACCGTTGTATTGGTCTTCTGGCGCTACTACTAACATATGCGAAGTAGTTTCGCCGTCAAAGATGTTATCGCCTACAATCAATAAATTTAAAGCAGTACTGTCTTGTACAGCCATGTTTTCGTAGAAGTTAAAACTTTCGAAAGTTTGCGATGCTAAGCCAGGTTCAATTGTTCTTACAGCCTGCCATAACGTATTTTTATAAGTTACTATTTGATTCTTTGTATACTGGTTAGTTTCTACAAAGTTACCTTGATAGTAAGACTTTGCATTAGATAGCTTAGGTGCGCCTACTATTAATTTTTGATTATCTTTTGACATAGCTACGCTAATACCAAATTGATCAATTGTATCGGCGAATCCGCTAAAAGGCTCTAGTGTTTCACTTAAAAACCAATTTGCTCCGTCAGACGCTCTTCTATAAATGTAAACTTTATTATCTTCTGGGGCTCCTACTGCCATCCATGTATTAGATGCGTCCACATCAAAACTAGTACCAAAATTTTCAAAAGTAGAACTGTTATAATATGCATTATTTTCTATTTTATTAAGCTCAGTAAATTGTTTTGTTTGATTAATGACATTCCATTTGCCGTTTGAATCGCTATCGATCCAAAACTTATTGCCTTCTTCGGTTAGTTGCATGGTTTTAATTGTTTCGTAATCAGCAAGTCTAACAGATTCAAATACACTTACAAATGCATTAACTGTTTCTAATTCTGCAAATTCAGCGTCAATGATTATTACATTATTACTAACTGTTACAACTTTATAAAATGCATCGTTGTCTTCAGCATTATATAAACCTATAACATCGCCCTCGGACACACCTGTTACTGTTCTAGTAGCGTTTAGTATCATACCAGTGCTATCTGCAATAATGCTTGATATTTTTATAGTTGTGCTAACATGTTTTAGAACATCCCAGTCATTGTTTTTATTTGCTACCCAAATAAAATTATCAACATTTACGTCGTCGATGTTTAAGTTTATAATGTCATCGTATAGATAAACACTGTGATCTACATCTTCCATGTTTACATAGCCAGCAGTCTTACTAAATTCTTGCTGTGTATATTTTGTAGGAAATGGCGCAGTATTATAATTAGTAGGTTGTACAAGTGTATCTGCGTCGTTGACACGATAAATTAAATCTAACGGATTACTAGGTTTTAAGGTTACAATCTCTACTGCTTGCGGTTGAGCTTTAAATTGTGATTCATCTAACACATATTCTACTTCTTCAAAACCGTCGGCAACACCATATTGACCTTGTTTAATTGCCCATTCTTCGTAAAACTCTAAACTATCTTTGTCTGAACTTCCAAGTACGTCAAATAATTTGTCAAATGCATTACGAGTACCTTTCTCTCTAATAAATCCTTGGTAGAATTTGTACTGGCTAACGTCATCGTTGATTATATTTGCTAGATAATCACGTTTTTGATAGCCTATTAAATGTTGAGCAAGTTTTTGTTGACTTGCGTCAAAATTATCAGTATCTAAATCGTAAAAATCTGCAAACTGTACTGTTCTATAATCTAAATTTGTAGTCAGTTGACTTGTAGGTTTTTCATCTAACTTAATGTATTCGTTTTCGTTAAAAGTTTCTTCGCCAGGATTTTTAAATTTAGAAATATAATAGTACTCTTTATATTTTACTACATCGCCTACATTATAATCTGTATACGGAGACCAATCTTGGATAACAACTTCGTCATATAAGAAGCCAGGAATATTTACACTGCCGTCCCAGCTGGTGCTCTTGTAGCCTATTGCAAAAATTCTATCTTGTCTATACCCTAGTTCAGCATTATATAAAACATCATTAAAAACAGTTCTGCTATCAAGAACTAAAACATGTTCTTTTTGTACTAAAGGTAATTGCAGTGAATAAATTCCTGCAGCAGTATTTTTTAGAGTTAATGTAAATTCGTTGCCGTCTCTAGCAATAGAAATAAATCGTCTATCTAGAGGTTGACCATTAATATCTAATATGCTATAGTCATAGAAATTATCAAAAATATTATCTACAATTCTATAAGGCTTTTGGAATTTAATTTGACTTGCACACGGACTTAGTGATATTAGAGAGCCTTCGCCCCATTCTTGTGTTGTCCAGAATAAAAATTCTTTAACACTTAGGTCCCAATTTTCTACAGTTTCTAAATTATCGTTAAATCTGTCAAATGCAAACCCTTGTAATTCTAAATACGCCTGATACCCTAATAAAAAGTCTACTACTTCTTGTATTTCTGTAAAAAGAGTACCGTACGGAACTTCTAAAGTTCTTTCTGCAAAACTTCTGCGGAATAAAGCATCTCTGCCTCCTACTGTAGGTAAAAACGGAAGTTTAGCAAATTTATCTATATCAAACGTTGCTTCACTCACATGCTGCGTTTTTACACGGTAATACTCGCTGTTATACCTTACATTTAACCCTGCAACATATTGTTGATCTTCTGCCCACTCTATAAACTCTTCTGTAACTCCACCTACGTTAATAGTTGGATCTGTGGTTTTAGTTATTGGTTCTAGAACTGTAAAACTAGAAGTAGTCCTGTCGTATCCTTGAACAATATATCCAGCACCTGTTCTTTCTATGATTACGCCACTATATGTAATTGTTTCTATTGGACTACTTGTATTGAATTTAATTTCGTAGTTTTCTTGTGGTACAAATACGTTTCCTTTATTCAGCGGAGTTCTACTATCTAATACAAGATTAAATTTAGAAATGTCCGAATAGCCGCCTAGTTTATAACCTAGCTTTACATCTAAGTTTTGACAATAGGTTTTGTATTCTTCGTATGATTTTACAACATCGCTATTTAGATAATCGCTTACAAAATTTACAAGACCTCTTGTAGCAATTCTTGCAGTATCAGAATACACATTAGGAAAAACTAAATCTTGTATTTTTATAGGCTGTTCTGTATCAACATGAACAATTTGATCTGCTAAATTAACTTTTAATCTAGAAAGATCGAATAATTTTGTAATTAATTCGCCAGGTTTATTTAAAAGCATTGCTTTTAATAAACTGTATCTATAATGACTAGAGCGCCTCCATGCTGTTTCAGCAGGAGCTTCGTCGCCAAATTTCCACTCTGCTTTTGCTAGTTTTTGTACATAACCTTGAGCATATCCAGTATTATAAGGACTTAGTAAATTTCCTTGTGCATCTACAGGAATATAGGAAGTTAAATTTGTTCTTGCATACTTAGGAATTTCTTCTGCAGGTACGCCAGGCGCTCTGATAATTCCTTGCTCTATATCTTCCCACATTAGCAAGTTGTTGCTAGTGTAAGGCGCTGCACCATACTCGTCTTCCCACCAACTTGGCATAATTGAAAAACCAAGACATTCCCAAGGATGAGTATGCGGACGATCAGTGTCTAAATAATTTTTGTATATAGATCTCCAAAATCCTGGTAACACATTATCATTAGGATCAACCATACTAGAATAGTTATAAGTAAACGAATTGAATTCATTAAAAATT